ACTCGGTTCTAAAGCTGTATCACTCATAAAGGCCCTCCTTCAAAGCTGCTCCATATATCTCTTACTGTTATAATCTAAACACCATTGTTAATGTAACTACTACTCAAATGTAAGATTTTTTATATTAGTATATTATAAGGGTAATATGATATATTTGTGTTTAGTGTTATTAGAATAAGGAGGAAATATATCATGAATAAACTTATTGAAACTTTAGCTAAATTAAATCTATCCCATGCGGATACAAAAATCACAAGATTAGAAAATAGCTACAAGTTAGAATCTGATTATGGCTATAGTGATGGCTACTATCAGTATGATGTATACTATTATAGCTTTATGAAAGCTGAAGTAGATTTAGATGGAAACGTCTTATCTGCTTCATGTAAGTCTGGCTCTGATTTTTGGAACGGTGGAGGTGAAATGTCAGAAGAAAACGAAACATGCTTTAGTGATCCAGATTGGAGTTTCCCAAATAATGGTAAGGAGGCGGTATTGAATAACGCAAATAAAATATTAGCATTACAAGTGGGAGAATTTGTAGAATTTGATCGTGATGGTAATCATAAGATCGAATATATTTCAGCTTCCACTGGTAGAATTGGTTTACAAAAATAAAAGGAGGTCAATATGACTAAAAAGTTACAGCAGTATATTGATGGAATTGATAGTACTGTTTTAAAGAACTATTTATTTTGTCAGAAAAATAAAATTATAGTTCGAGAAAATGAAATGAATGATGTGCTTAGTCCTTATCTTGATAATTTAAGATCAGATTCTTCATTGATATTACGAATGGAAAAAGTTATTAAGAAACCGTATACAGAAATGACGCTAACTGATCTATTGTCATTAAACACTAGTGAAGGAAATTACTTTAAATATAAAGCTATCATCAATAATATCTTCTTCAGATATTTTAATATCAAGATTATAGAAGATATATTTATTGCAACCACTTTATCTAAAACTGAAATTATGAATAGATTTGGCGGTATAGATCAAAAATGCGATTATTTGAGTAAGAGTGACTACATAGATGAATATATCACCAAATATACAGCATTTAGAAGTATATACATAAATAGAGGAGGTACTAATAATCCTACAGTACTACAGAACTCTGTTGATTTTGCAGTTATGCTAATAAATGAATTATTAGATAGTGATGATCCATATAAGACATTTAGTGATTTATGTAATAGATATAATGTGAAGTATACATCTAAAAGTGCTAATTATATAAAAACGTTTACTAAGAATACCACATTCTATCGTAATTATAGACGTCACTTTAATAATATACTTAAGAAAAATGAAACTACATATAAAGGTGAAAAATGGATGGTAAGTCGGATATATACAAAGTTACCATTCTTAGATTATATTTGGTTAGCTATTAAAGGTGGAATCCCTGGACGAAAATGGGATAAGAAGTTAGGAGTTGTAAAAACGGATGAATAAGGAATATAGATTTAAACATATACCGGAAGTAGTATTGAGAAATGTCAAATTTATTCGTGAGAATAATATTGATATTGGCACAGGAGACGATGTACTGGATTGTATGATGGAAATCAATCCAGTGCTAAGACAAAGAATCTATGATGATTACGATTTAGCTAAAGATGTAGCTGAACGTAGATTTAATAGTACAATTGAAGATTTAGATTTGACTACTATTCTTCAAAAGTGTACAACACGTCCATATATCGCTATCTTAAATAATATCTACTTCAGATATTTTAATAGTAAATTGATTGAAGATATGTTTAAGTTAGGTGAGTCTATTAAAGTACTAGACTTAGCTATTGAGTATGAGTGCGAGTATTACACAGTTAATAGTGCTAAGACTAATATTAGAAGATATATGCAACAAGCATACTTTGATAAGTATGCAGCTGATGCGGATATTATTAGTAGTCATCGTGTATTAACAGATCCGCAAGTAAACGCAGTTAAATCTGCTGAGTTTACATATGACTTACTTACGGCTGCAAGAAGTGAAAACTTTAATCCAGAGATGGTTAGAGATATCTTCCTTAAGTATGGATTGAAAACAAACTCTTCTAGAAATTTATATACTAGAATGGATAACAACTTAAGTCTATACTATTATTTAGAAGACTATCTAGAAGAGTACGTTAATACTGGCAAGTTTACATATGGCTCTCAAGAGTATAGTACAATCAAAGAGTTCAAATACTTACCGCTTATGAATGTATTAACACAGTTGACCAGCTCTAATCCATCTGGTTATGTTTTGAATCACAAATTGGAATTAGTGAAGGAGAATAAATAATGATTACAGTTAAAATGGCAAACGAAGTAAAAGAAGCATTTGCAAAATGTGGCTCTGATTTAGAAGCTACATATGAACAGTTCAAAGATCAGCTAACACCTAAAGATGTCTATGATATCTGTATCAATAAAATTACTCTCAGCGATGAGCTTCCTAAAGAAGATCTAAATGGTAATAGATTAAATCCATTCATCTACCAAAAAGATGATGAAGATAAAAAGACTATTGTAGGAGTTAAGCCTGACTGGAAAGCAGTTAAAGTAGAAACATTATCGCCAATAGAACCTAAGTCTATGGAAATTGAAATCGGTGAAGTAAAACCAGTAAGACCTGCACCGCCTGCTCCTGAAACATTAGCTTTGAATTATGAATCTATTGGCTTTGCTATTGGGTTCAAGAAAGCTACTGCTAAAGAAGTATTAGAATTGGCTAATGGAAATACTTCTAGATTAATTCCAGCATTACAGTGGCTATATAAACAAACTTCTGAGGAAGGATTACGTAAAAGAATCCAAGAGATTACTTTAGACGTACTTTTCAACTAAGAATTAAACAACGTATTAAAAAGGAGGATTTACTTATGTTTAATGATATTATTCCAGAAGGTTTAGATGAAGTAATTAAAACAGTATTGACTGAAACTGATGCAGAAGTTCTTAATAATCTTATTAAATGGACTCCTGTGGCAATAGTTGCAGGAGTTGTAATATATGCATTGCGTAATAACAAAGATAAAGAATTATGTAATATAATTAAAGATATGAATAACACTATTAAGAATGCTAGTCCAATGAGTCAAACTAAAACTGTTTTAGAAGCATTCAATAATTCTTTAGAAAAGAAAAAAGAAAACAAATAGGAGGAAACTAAAATGGTTAAAGAATTCGTAAGTGCAGCAAGTAGAGCGGCGTTAGAAATGAGTAAGGAAACCGGTACATCTGTTGCAGCTATCTTAGGCGGTGTAGCTGTAGTGACGGCAGCAGTGTGTACTGGTGTTGCTCAAATCATTGAAGCAAAAAATAAATATAAGAAAACGGAAGAAAAATAATGGATATCGGCAGCAAATTGAAATCGCTAATTCCTAATAGCCAGTTTGCTGCTGGTAAAAAGGAATTAGTGCTCCGTTGCCCATACTGTGGGCATACATCTTCCGCTGGGAAGAAACACATGTATATAGGCTTATCTCCAGATAAGCCTTTCATGTTTAACTGCTTTAAATGTGAAGCAGGTGGATTAGTCAATAGGACTTTCCTTAATCTATTAGATATTAGAGATGAAGAACTTATTCAAGCTATTGATATTCATAATAAAGAGATGAGATTGAGTAGAGGTAATTCTTACGCATCTAATCGTATCCGAGAACCTCAAGTGGCATATGATGCATTTGAGGTAAACTATAACTTATATCCAGATAAGGTAAACTATATTAATAATCGTCTCGGTACTAACCTATCAGTATCAGAAATGATGAATATGAAGATTATCTTCGATTTCTCTTTTTTTAAACGCCAGATCATGAGGTATCTGGGAGCTACAGAATCTGATTTTGAAAGAATTCAAAGGGACTATGTAGGATTCCTCTCAGTCAACAATACATCACTCTCTATGCGTTGTATTAGAGAGGTTGATAGTAAATACAGATATCTAATCTGTAAGCTAGATGATAGAGATATTTATAATAAAGCTTTCTGTATACCATCTTCTATTCCATATACATCGGATAGAATTACTGTACATATTACAGAAGGACAGTTTGATATCATATCTGTATACAATAATATAGCCAATAGAGCTACAGGAATATATTTTGCAGCAGCTGGTAATAAATACTCAGCTGTATTAAAGTATATCCTATCTAAGGGTATAATGTATATGGATATTCATCTATACTTTGATAATGACTCTGCCGGTGAGATAGCTAAGAGACAAATAGAATACTTCATAAAGAATAATATAGCATTCTTTAGAGGATCTAGAGTCTTTGCTCATGTAAACCAAGCAGATAAAGATTATGGTGTATCAATAGATAAGATACAAGACTTCTGTATACAAATAATATAGTGGTATGGGCTTAAAAGTCCATACCGCTTTATTTTTTTGTCTTAAACATCACATTAATAAAGGAGGTCGACTATGGGTAAATTCCTTGACACTACATATACAGCCACGATAAACTCTATATTAGAGTCACAAGTTCAACGGCTTGATAATACATTCTATACTTTTACAGATAAAGCTCCTACTACATGTACTTACTACAATATAAATACTAGTAAGAGTACATTAGATGAGTCTACAAGCTTAGCTTATAGTTATACTGATGGAGATTCTCCATTAAGATATAATAAAATTAAAGATACAGTTATCTTTGGTCTTGATAGAATTCAAGTTCAAATGGATGCTGGAGATTTTGGTCTTGAATCTGATACAATTGAAGGTGATGCATATATTGTACCTAATGCATTTAAACCATATCCTCAAGACTATTTTATTATTAATCATACTAATGAAGAATACCTCTTCAAAGTTACAAGTGTATCCTTAGACACATTACCTACTGGGGCTAATATGTATAAGATCTCTTATCGTCTAAGTTCCCATGATGGTGATAATACAGATATCGATTCTTTAGTAGTTGAATCCTATACTATGGATACTACTAATATCGGTACTAACTTATCTCTAGTAATCAAAGATGATGATTACGCTTATATCAGTAGACTAGAAAATATCTGTCAAGATATGATTGCGTACTATAGAAGTCTCTTCTATAGTAATAAAACTCAGACTTTTATTTTTTCTTATGATGATCATAACTTCTATGATAGTTACATGATTGAATTCATTAAATGTCATGATATTATGAATAGTAGTGACTTAGATTATCTACACGTAGCACATCAACTAACTCCTAGGGCTACATTTGCATTAGATTATTCTAAATCTTTCTTCCATTCATTAGAAAGAAAAGATATTGGTACTATATGTAATCCATCTTGCTATGGTATGATGGTAGAAGATAAGACGTCTCTATTATACTATAGCCTAGAGAAGTACTATTATATCTTCCATGAATATAAAATGGGTGATTATTGGCAAGTACCTTCATTTGATGATGATACAGTTATGCGTATTAGAGACAATGAACGGTATGAGACTGATGATCTAAACTACTTCAAGAATATTATCATTGATTACTTTAATGATAATACAGATAAGATGAATAGATATGAAGAGTTCTTACTCAAAACTCTAGAAGACTTTAACTATACTATCCCTCAACATGATATATTTTACTACGTTCCTGTGATTATTTATATCCTAGAGCATCAAGTTCAAACAATATTAAAAAATGTATCACGTTAACATATCAGTAATCTTAATGGAGGTACTGCAATGAACAGTGAACTCGATCAATATTTTAAAGAGCAAATTGACGAGAAAGATGCATTTGACGTAATGGTCGATGAAAACGCTTTCTTAGATTCTTTAATTGCTAAAAGAGATATCATTGATGCCATTGAAAATGGTGACGATGATGACGAAATTATGGATGATGAAGATATTGCATTATCTACATTATCCGATGATGATTTAGATGATCTAGCAGATGATAACGATGATTACATCGATTCTGTTATAGATTAATATTTTAAGGAGGATTTAATAATGGCAGATGATAAAACTATCCATCAAGAGCTTGATGATGCGGCTTCTACTGTAGAAGATGTTGTTGCTGATTCCACAGCTACTGATAACGATATGGATAATACAATCGACAATGTCGTTGATGCTATGGATGAAATCGAATTAGATGATGACGATGACAACACTGATATCGATTCTGTAGCTGAGTTAGAAGATGAAGAAATTGATATTGAAGCTGACGATGAAGATGACGCAGCTGAAATTGAATTGCTTTCTGATATCGATCGCACTCATGAAAATGACAGCAAAGATCTTGCTGAAGAAATCGAAGATAACGTTGAGCTTAAAGAAGCTTATGATCTTATCGATGATGAATTAATCGTTTCTATTCAGGAGGCATATGATGAGCACTTTGAAGACTAAACTTGTTAATGTTGAATGCCGTCGTCCAATTCGTTTACGTAACAAATTTGTACGTGGTATCTATCGTGAATTATTGACTGTAGAAGAAATTGCTGATTGCATTTCTCAACAAGCTACAGTACGTGAAATCCTTCCTACTGGTGATACAGTAGTATTAGACTTCACTAACTATAATACAGAAGTTCTTCCTTCTATTTCTGAAGAAGAAGCAGAAGCTGCACGTAAAGAAGCTGAAGCAAAAGCTAAAGCAGCTCGTAAAGAAGCTGAAGCAAAAGCTAAAGAAGAAGCTTTACGTAAAGCTGAAGAAGAAGCTGCTAAGCAAGCTGCTGAAGACAAAGCTAAAGAAGAAGCTAAAGCTGCAGTTGCTCCTGCAAAAGAAGAAGAAATCGTTGAAAACGCTGAAGAAAAAGTTTCTGAAGCTAAAAAAGCAACAAAAGAAAAAAAATAAGACACATATAGCTCCCATAGGATCTTTGAATCCTATGGGAGATATTTATCATACTTTTCTTTTTTTACCATAGATTCTTACATGAATGAATCTATGTAAGTATTGAGCATAATTTCCAAGTAAGAATATGGTTATTAGTTTAGCAAAGTTACCTAATACCATTACTGTAGTTGCAGTATTGATATTCTGAGTAGCATTCATTGTTAACCAATAAACCCATCTAACCATAAAGTGTGGATCAATTACTGATCCAACAATGATTACCATTGTTAGTAATAATACTATATAGTATATCGCTAACGTTGGTCGGAACTTTGATTCCAGTTTCTTAATTTCATTAATTGTGAATAGCATGATATAACCTCCTTATACTAAATCTTATATCACTATATCACATTTATAATATATCATTCTAGAGGTATTTATGAAGATCTATTATCAAATGTCTACTCGAAATACTAGCTTCATAAAGATGCATCAGTATTTGAAAGCCATTGGGATAAAGAATAATAAATTCATGCTTGCACTCCTAGATCCCGATCTTGCTGGTATTGATCCCCATGATCCAAATTTAAATGCCTACTATAAAGGTAAGGTTCTAGCCGAGTGTATGGTAAACTTCTGGTACTTCGCTAGAGAAGTAGTACGTGTACCAGACCAAGGTGGTAGCGGTAAAGGTATTCCATTAGAACTACATCGTGGGAATATGGCATTATTCTTCTGCTCCATCTATAATATGAATATATTCTTGGAACTCCCTCGTCAGCATGGTAAAACATTATCAGCTGACGTTAGATATTTACACTTATTTAACTTTGGTACATCTAACTCCACTATTGCATTTATGCATAAAGCATTAGATGGTTCCAAAGATAACTTACAAACTCTTAAAAATTTACGTGAGTGTTTACCTCCATATCTACGTATGGATCAAACATTCTCTCGTGATGGTAAGAATGCTAAAGTATCAGATACAGTATTGAGACTTGAGCATGCCGTTAATAGAAATAAGATTATCACTGTAGCATCTGCTCGTAATAAGACAGCTGCCCAAAATACTCTTCGTGGTAAATCTATTCCATTACTCTGGGGTGACGAATGGGGATTTGCACCATATAACGAAATCATTTATCTTAATACAGTTCCTGCATTCAAGAGAGCTGCAGATAATGCTAGAGCAAATGGTGCACCATATGGTATCCTATTCACTACAACACCAGGGTTCTTAACATCCACTGAAGGTATCTTTGCATACCAAATGAAAGAAGATGCAGTTCCATTCTCTGAATTCTGGTATGATAAATCATATCAACAGATTATGGATATAATGAATTCTAATACTAAGTCTACTTTCGTATATATCAAGTTCAGCTATGCTCAACTTGGTAAATCTGAAGACTGGTTTAGAGAAATCTGTAGAACTATGAATAACCGTTGGGAAGACATCCGTCGTGAAGTACTTCTTGAATGGTCTCAAGGTTCTGACAACTCACCATTTACTTTAGATGAACTAGAAACAGTATCTCGTTTAACTAAAGATCCTGATAGTACTATTGAAGTACTAGGCGGTAAATTCCAAGTTAACTTATATGGTAAGATTGACTATGGTAGAAATGGTAAACCTATAGATCCTCCAATAATGGGGGTTGACGTATCTGGTGGTTATAGACGAGATAGTTCTGCTATCACTATTATTGATAGTAAGACTACTAAAGTTATCGGTACGTTTAAATGTAACTATATTAGTCAAATTGAGTTGGCTAAGATTATAGTTGAATTGACACAAAAGTATATGCCTAATGTAGTAATCAACGTCGAACGAAATGGTGTAAGAACGCACTGCATAGATAGAAATGTCTATGTATCAATAGGGTTAATTGCTTTGACACATGTGGAGTAAAGATATCTCCCACGTTTAGCAGCGAAAGCTTCTTAATAAGAAGACACGTTCAACGATCATCTCCTGACGGGAGAGTAGAACCGCAAGCGATTGGCGGAAGAAAAATCCTAGCCTCAGCAAGTAAAGTTGGAGGATGACAAATGATCTAGACACGTCCTGTAATGGGAGTGGATGCCAGAACGCACGGGTATAGAGTAGCGTCTATATCTAAATACAGTCGGGTTCGGGGCGTCGGTTATTGCATTACTTAAGAAGGCGGGTATCTCTAAGAACTTATACTTCGAGCATAAAGAAAAGATTCTCGAAGAACGTTTCGAAGGTCCTGGGGCAATTAAGAAGACTAAGGCTTTGGTTAAAGTATTTGGTCTTGATTCAACTAAGAATGTACGTGAACTCTTAATGGAAATTTTAAGAGAGCGTATGGATAATCATAAAGATAAGTTTGTTACTAAACAACTTTATGATGAATTTATTGGTTTAGAAGTTAAACGTAATGGTAAGATTGAGCACTCTGCTAATACTCATGACGATTTGACTTTCTCTTATCTCATGGCATTATATGTATGGTATGAAGGTAAGAATCTTAAAGAAAACTTCGGTATTACAAAGCAAGGTATCAAAACTGATAATGATGTAGATGATGTAGTATTCGATGTTGGAACAGAGACTGTTGAGATCTATGATGAAATCCATCAAGTTCAACAGGAAATGAATAAAGATAATCCTGAAGAGATTACTCCGATGGATAAATATAAAGCCATGATTAAAGCTCATGGTATTACATATCAAGAATGGGAGAAAGCTGAACGAGCTAAAGAAGATGCAGCTCTTAAAGAAGCATTTAGAAATCCTGAATTCTTGAAAGCTTATGCTTATAAATATAATATGACTAAAGATGCTATAGATCAAATACGTAATGAGACCGAGGGAGAATTAGATCCATCAGCATTTACTTCTATCTATAGTTTAGATGATCCAAATGTCAATAGTCATATATCTGGTAACCTTGCAAAATTTTATGATAAAGTTTAAAAATTATTTATCTAGTTACAATATAGTAAATTTATACAAATCTATTTTTGTAAGGAGGAGCTATGTTCGGATATAGTACAGCAAGTGGCTATGAGTTAGCCAATGAGCATCAGTTATCTGAAATCTTAGCAAATTTTAGTAGTGATTATATTTATGATGTGATCTCAGATCAGATTAATAAACGTTACGAGTTTGCTATTATACCAAAACCTAATATTGTAAACACATTTAAATCTAACTTTGATAATATCCGTGCAAACTTCCCAATGGATGTCGAAAATACTAATGCAGTAGAAGGCGACACATATCGGAATATCATTGATATTATCTGCAATTCCTGTAATATGTCATTCGATACTATGACGGATGATAATATTTATCTTGCTGCAGCTACATTATATGACTTCTTAGTCTGCAGCTTCAATAAGCATATGGTCGATTTCGTTATCGGATTGATCGTTAGAGAGCAAGACTCTATTTATTCTGCTTTAGAGTTAGAAGAATCTAAAAAGAATAAAGATAGTTCTACTATCTATAATCGTAAGACTATGGAGAATACTAAGTTAGCAGTCATTAATGCTAACTTACCACAAGTACTCCAATATGTCGCTACATTGGAAATCAATATGATTGATCTTCTTCAAAGTTGCTATCAACAACCTATGGTTGATTTGATTGCAAGTAACTTTGGAGAGAATGTCAATATCTATAATGACTTCATGAATGTCATCTTATCTAATGAAAACTTCTTACCTGAATATATTACTGAGATACGTCTACGTATCCAAGGGTTAGGTTAATCATGGAAAAGAAAGAAATTACTATTACTAGAGACTTCACTAGACCAATCTATCGTCCTGGTGAAGAAATTGATGAATCAAATATGACAGAAGCTACAGCTTTTGATCATGATATAATTTTAGAAGATGAGGAGAATACTAATGACAACAACGGCTAAAGAAGACATCAAATTCGTAAAGAACTTGGCTAAAGAAGCTGAGGGCTTAACAGAAACTGAAATTTCCGATTTGGAAACTGTATCTGAAGAAGATATGGCTAAATTCCCTGAAGGTGAAATCATTCAACCAATCGTCCCAGAAACTATTCCTACTGTAGAAGAAATCGAAAAGATGGAGAAAGTAGAAGTATTACCTGAGGAGGATAAGGCTGAAGCCGACTTTCCCTCCAACGAAGGAACAGTTGAGAGCGGACATGAAGGAAACGCTGCTAAAGTTAAAATCTCAAGCAGAGTTGTTAGCACCGATGGAAATTCCGAAGATGTCGAAAGTCCTATCGATAGTAAAGAATTGGAAGAAATCCTAAATAAATTCGATACTATTGATATTACTGTAGAAGACGTTAAAGCTCAACAAACTGAGTCTGAAGAATTCAAAGATATTGAGTTATCTGATGAAGTATATCAAGATATTATTCATACATATGCTTCTCTTCAAAATGATCCACAATCTGATATCTTGATGATCTTAGGACCTCAAGCTAAACAAGAGCTTTTAGTTCAAGCTAATAAACTTGGTATCAATACTAGTGATGCTACAATCTATAAATTCTTTATCGAAGGTTTCATTCGTGAAATCTGTGGTAATGCATTCATGGATAAAGGTCATGACTTAGTTAATGACGCTATTAAGAAAGTTAATGATCTTGAAGAAACTAAAGAAATTTCTAAGTTATTAGAAGATTACATTGAAGAAACTTATGAAAAACGTATTACTGAAATGAATCGTATTATGGATTCTACAGATAATCCTGAAGTTCATGAGCATTGTATCAATGTATTGAATGCTAATAACGATGCTAAAGAATACGATTTCTTATATAAAGCATTGGATAATAAACCATCTTACCTCAACGTAGGTAAAGCATTCAAACATCAACAACGTAACGTTGATGCTATTCATAATGCATTGGTTCGTCTTAATATCAAGAATATCAATGTAGGTGTATTCATGGATTCCATTTCTGAATTCACTTCTTTTGAATTAGAATCTGTAAATATCTTCTCTATCTTAATGGAACTTCTTGTAGTTACAACTAACTTCAGTGATAAAATTCAAATGATGCGTCTATATACAATGATGCTTCTCTTAAGTGGCGCTCTTCATTCTATGAAGACTAAGAAAGAAGTATCTGGTATCTTCCAAGAAGTAGCATTTAACTATCAACGTTTATGCTCTACTATCTCCACTGGTTTTAAAGCTTATGAAAATGGTCTAAAAGCGAAAGCTGCAGAACCTAAAGCTCCTAAAACTAAAAAACGTAGAAAATAATTATAGACATATGAATAATGGTTTACCCCAATGGTGAAAAACCATTGGGGTCATTATTTTTATAATTCTATTTTTTCTAAAAGGAGAAAGTATTATGCCTGATAATGAAGTACTTGGCACTACTGCTACTCAACCTACAGAGACTCCTGTAAATAAAGTTGATGGCGTATTCCGAGAAGATGCTGATAAAAAGGGTACTGGTACTGTCACTTATACAGATGGTACAGTTTTAAACTTTGTTCGCAATGCTTTTGATCATACTGATGAAACAGTTAAAAAAGTATTGAAAACTGACAAATACAAATACGTATCCCCATTCGATGTAGCTAAAGCTCAAGGTAAAACATTAGATGAACGTTGCTACGTTCCTGGTAAATTAGGTGGCTTAATGGAATCTGAAGTTCAAGAAACTGCAGTTGCTATTAAAATCACTTATGGTCCAACTGAAAACGTTGAAGTTGAAGATAAACGTGGTACTGCAATCGAAATCTTAGTTGATGACGAAGGTAATATTCACGGTGATGCTGAAGACTACAATTCTCTTAAAGGTTCTGGCTACTATGTAGTACAACGTCCTGAAGATGTAATTGCTGAGCATCCTGAAATCGTTAAAGAATATCAAGCTGCAGTTACTCGTTTGACTAAAACTCAAATCAAAGAAGCTAAAATCAATAAAGAAGGTTTCATTGAAATCGTTTACTCTGATGATGCTGTAGTTAAATTTGACAAAGCCGGTAAATTAGTTTCTGATGGTCGTTCCGCAGAACCTGAAAAACCTTATGAAGATTTCTCTGACGTTTTAAAAGCTAAAATCCTTGAATCTGTTGATAAGAAAACTACAGATGAAAATGGTAAAGAAGTTGAAAGCACTAATAAGATTGCTATTACTGAATCTAAAGAAGTTGGTTCTCATAAATTCACATTCAACTTTGCTGATGGTTCTACAGTAATCGCTTTAGATGGTCGTATCATCTCTGATACTCGTACATTCGGTCGTAAATATCAATCTGTATATACAGAAATGATTTACAAATACACTGAACTTCTTGATGTAGCTACTGACTACTTCCATGAAGATCCAGAATTGACTGAATCCGAACAACGTCAAATGGCAGCTCGTAAGATTATGAACTTACCTAAAAACTTGCTTGAAAAATACACTGCTAACCGTGCTATGAAACAAGCTCGTGTAGGTCATTCTCTTAACTCTGCTAACTCCCTTGGTGTTAAGACATCTACTGATCGTATTATTGAAGCTCTTATGGCTCAAAAATGGTCTCCTAACAGCAAATAATAAAAATATCTAGAGGAAGGTCTTTAACGACCTTCCTCAATATTTTTCAACATTATGGTAATTTAATATAATATTTTTATAAATGGAGGTAACTAAATGGCAATTGATAATGTAATTGACCCTACCAATTGTAACCCTTATTCTACCGCTAGCGGTGATAATAAACGTGCTTGTCCTAAAGCTAATATGGTTGACATTAAAGCTGAGATTCGCCGTTCTTTATTAATCTCTTTCGTATTTTCTAATCCAGATGATAACTATAAAGTTCTTCTTTCTGAAGGTGCTAAAGAAATCTGGGAAATCGATTATGTAAAAGATGGTGAATTGAAACGTGCTGCTGGTAAAGTACGTAACTTCGAGTATTGGACTAATAAACACATTGGTCTTTCCACTTACTCCGCTAATGGCGTAATTCAACGTGATGAAAAGATCGTTGTTAAATTTGATGCATCTATCGACTTCAAAAACCAACTTCTTTCCATTGACGTTCGTAACATCCGTGGTTTGAAACCAGCTGGTGTAATCGAAGATTCTGAATTGAGTCAAGATTCTGCAGCTAACTTCATCAAAGTATCTAAGAATGCTTACAACTTCCTTAAAGTTGCATACCCTAAAGAATATGCTACATTAACTAAGTTGGATAATAACTTAAATACTGATGATACTGAATACACAGACTACATGTTTGATGGTGCTTTGGCATTGAACGAATTAGCTCCATTGAACTTAGCTAAAGTTAAATCTGCAAACTACATGTTTAGAGATAACCAAAACTTAACTCAAGTTCAATTAACTACTTCTGAAAACTTAGCATCCGCAAAAGGTATGTTTGAAGGTTGTTCCAAATTGGAACAAGTTGAAATCAAGACTCCTGGTTTACAAAATGCTGAAGCTATGTTTAAAGGCTGTCAAGCATTGAAAGCATTGAAATTGAATGTAGGCTCTTTGACTACAACAAAAGATATGTTTAAAGATGCTACTGCATTAAGCACACTTCGTTTAACTGGTAAATTGAATACTGGTCTTGATTTGACTAACTGCCCATTGGACGAAGATTCTGTTACATCTGTATTGGCTGCTATGAGCGATAACGGTCCAGATGAAGATAAAGAAGTTCGTTTCAGAAGTGCAACTGTTGCTGGTAACCTTAAAGCTATTGCTGACGGTGCAGCTCGTGCTGGCTGGGTAATCTCTGGTCTTGCTTATACTGCAACTACTGAAGATAAGCATGATGATAAATTAGGTAAAGATATCGTTGACGCATATGAACACGGTAAAAATGAGGAGCCTAAACATGAAGAAGCTCAACCTAATAACACAACAACTGGTGAAACTCATACTGAACAACCTGCAAATCCAGCTACTGGTGAAGAAACTCACACTGAGCAACCATCTACTGGTGAAACTACTCATACAGAAACTCCTGCAGCTCCTTCCACTGGTACAACTGAAGAAACTCATACAGAAACTCCAGCTCCAGCTGTAAACACTGGTTCTGAAACTACTCAACCTGCAAATCCAGCTACTGGTGAAGAAACTCATACAGAAGCTCCTTCCACTGGTACAACTGAACAACCTGCAAATCCTCAACCATCTACAGGTAATACTGAAACAAGTACTCCAGCTGTGAATACTGGTTCTGAAACTCCAGCTAACCCTACTACAGGTACTGAAGGTACTCCAGCTGTGAATACTGGTTCTGAAACAGCTCAACCAGCTGCTCCTACTACTGGTGAAACTCATACAGAAACTCCTGCAAATCCTCAACCATCTACAGGTAATACTGAACATCATGAAGATGAAGAATTAGATCCTAACTTCATGGTTGATGCATATAATGGTGCTGCTGAAAATACACCTAAACCAGCAGATCAAACAGGTAATACTCCAGCTGCTCCAGCAACTGGTACTACTGAACAACCTGCAGCTCCTGTAGTAAATCAACCTGCTACTGGTGAAACTCATACAGAAGCTCCAGCTCCTGCTGTAACTACTGGTACTGAAGGCACTCCTGCAGTTCAACCTGCCACTGGTGAAGAAACTCATACAGAACAACCTGCAGTAACAACTGGTTCCGAAACAACTCAACCTGCAGCTCCTGTAGCTACTACTGAGGAAACTCACACTGAGTCACCAGCTACTAATGGTACTGAAGGTACTCCTGCAGTAACAACTGGTACAACTGAAGAAACTCATACAGAAACTTCTTCTAACACTACTACTGAGCAACCTGCAGCTCCTGTAGCTAATGAAGAAACTCACACTGAAGTTCCATCTACTGGCTCTACTGAAGAAGCTCATACTGAATCTCCAGCCCCTGCTGTTACTACTGGTTCCGAAACTGCACAACCTGTGGTTAGTGAAGAAACTCATACTGAGTCTCCTGCAGTAAATACTGGTTCTGAAAATACATCTGCTCCTGCAGTTACTGGTACAACTGAACAACCAGCTGCTCCTGTATCTAATGAAGGTACTCCAGCTGTAACAACTGGTACTGAAACAGCTCCTGTAGCAAGTGAAGAAACTCACACTGAAGGTACTCCAGCTGTAACTACTGGTTCTGAAACACATACAGAAACTGCACCTGTAGCTAGTGAAGAAACTCATACTGAATCTCCAGCTGTAACAACTGGTACTGAAGGTACTCCAGCAGCTCCAGCAACAAGTGAAGAAACTCATACTGAAACTCCAGCTTCTAATACTGAAGAAACTCACACAGAACAACCTGCGGCTCCTGTGGCAAGTGAAGAAACCCATACTGAAGTTACACCTGCTCCTGCAACAGGCACCACTGAAGAAACTCATACTGAGCCTCCTGCAGTAACTACTGGTTCTGAAACAGCTCAACCTGTATCTCCTGTAGCAAATGAAGAAACTCATACTGAAACTCCTTCTAATACAGTTACTGAACAACCAGCTGCACCTGTAGCAAATGAAGAAACTCACACAGAATCTCCTGCAGCACCTGTAGCTAATACAGAAACTCATACTGAGTCTCCAGCTCCTGCTGTAACTACTGGTACTGAAACTGCACCTGTAGCTCCAGCTACTAGCGAAACTCAACCTGTAGCATCTACACCAGCTGCAACTCCTAGTACAGAAGCATCTTCTGCAACTACAACTCCTGTAGCTCAACCTGCTGCTCCAGCAACAAGTGAAACTACAACTCCTGCTCCTACTCCAGCTGCTCCTCCTAAAGCAAGCGAAGAAGAGGAAGAAGAATTAGATCCTAACTTGATGCTTGACGCATACAACGAAGGCGCTAACTAATTTTAAGAAATATTCTCGCTACTAGTTTTTCGAAACATACTAGTAGCGAGCAATATGTTTACTCGTTAGAATAATATTTTGAAAGGAGAATTCAATAATGGCTCTTTCCGTACAAGCCCAATTGAAGAAAGTATTAGCACCATTTGCGAGAGCGGTTGGTGTCGATATTAAAAAATTAAAAGAAGGCAAGCAAGATAAACTTCAAGCTGGTCTTAATATCCAAATCTCTGAAGAAGGTGTAATCTCCGCTACGGCTCCTAACCAAGCCCCTGATCTTAGCGCATATTCCACTACAGAGCAAATTACAACATTGGTTGATGGCAAAGTTGCTGGTTTAGTTAAAGAAGAAGCTTTAAATACTAAATTAGCTGACTATGCTACAACTACATCCGTAGATACAAAATTAGCTGATTATACTACTACTGCAGCTTTGACTACTAAATTAGGTGATTATGCTACAACTACTTCCGTAGATACAAAATTAGCTGACTACTCTACAATCACAGCTGTAGATACTAAATTAGCTGACTATACTACTACTGCAGCATTAACTACTAAATTAGGTGACTATGCAACTACTGCATCTTTGACTACTACTTTAGCAGACTATGCAAAAGCAGCAGAAGTTCAACCTAAATTAACTGCTGGTCCTGGCATTTCTATCTCCGGAGAGGGTGTAATCACTGCTGCTGCTCCTGATTTGACAGGTTATGTTAAAGAAGAAGCTTTAGATTTCAGTACACTTGATTTAGTTGCTGAATATGAAGCTGGTAAAAATGGCGAAGCCGCAGCTCCTGTAGCTAGTGCAGAAACTGGTACTCCAGGTGTTGGCAGTCCAGCACAATAATCTTAGCTTAGTCTAAAAATAATTGAATATACAATAAAGTAATACTAATGAGAGATGATCATTACGATCATCTCTCCTTTATTTAAATTTTTGAAAGGAGAAATTCTAATATGGCTGAATTTAAAAAAGCTATTGAGAAAACTCTTAAACCTCTTGCCCGCAAAGTAGGTTCTGATATTAGAAATATTGAATCTAAAGTATTTGCTGGCAAAGTTATTAACGTATTAGACTTCGGTATTGATAATACTGGTGCTACAGACGTAACTGAAAAGTTAAATGAACTTTTTAGAAAAGTACGTGATGAGAACTATACAGAAGTAATCTTCCCAGATGGTACTTATAAAATTTCTAATAAAGTTTCTGTATTCATTCCAGGTGATCGTCATAAGTACCTTAATATCCATGCTCAAAATAGATATAAAACTATTCTTGAATTCCATGGTAACCGTGAAGGCAATTATACTGGTTTAGAACTACGTCCTGAAAGCTTTACTCAAACTCGTGGTTATAATGTAAAAATTGATGGTTTTACAGTAAACAACCTTGAGTTACCAGCTGAAGGAAGTCAAATGGCATCTCAATCTATCTTTGGTATATTCTTCACTCAAGACTCTGATGAAGGCTTCAATGCTTATGACTATAAATTTTATAACTTTGAATGTACCAATATGCAGTATAATGGTGGCTATTATGCAATCTATACAAGTTGCAGTTTCTTTGATTCTGAAATTAGAAATGTCTCTATTGAGAATATGGAATATTCTATCGAGATGAGTGGTCAATACTCTAATAATAATAAAATTGAGAATATTCTTACTAAGAACTGTAAAAACAATATCTCCATTTCTATTAAAGCTTCCATTAAGAATATTGACATTGTATACGATAATGAAGAGATTGCTAAAGAAGTTGGCAACGCAATTAACTTAACTTGCTATAACTTATCTAACTTATCTTATAAAGGCTACTATGATTTAGGTACTCTAAATGATATTTTAACTATCAATTGTACAGCTGGTGCTACAGTTTCTGATATTAGATTGGATTTAAAACCTTTCAATATTGAACGAGCACAAAACACAGTTGTACCATCATTTATCTCTTTATCTTCAATAGATAGTGAATTATCCCTTCTTAATATCTCTAATGTAACATTTGATAACTTTGATGCTAACTTTGCAGAAGTACTTAGTAAAATTGATTACTTTGCATTCTTTGATACTATGATTCCATTATCAATCCATGGTGTTACAGAAACTGCAACCTTAAAATTCTTCAAAGATAAAGGTGTTAACTTGGTATATGATAAATCTGGCTATATGCTTGAAAGTTATAATACTAAGAATACACAATTTATCTCTAGACCATATATCGGTGCAGATCGTAATATGAATGGTACTGACCAAGCTAATGGTGGTAAATTAGGTGCTATCTATATTGCATCTTCCGAAGGTACTCCACTCCAAGGTAAAGGTACAGATTACTCTGAAAATACTGCTGGTGTTAAAGGTGATATCTTCACTGAAGTAGATCCAAATAAATATGGTCACTTTGCATATGTATCTACATATGAGCATGCTACTTCTAGTAATTTTACTAAAGAAAAAATTAGTAGCGTTACTTATAATGAAACAGATAAAACTTATACTATTACATTTACTGAATTGCCAACATGGACTAATGGTACATTAAAAGGTAAAGTTCCTAATGTAGGTTCTGTTGTAAAAGATACTTATATTGGCGTTGATTTTGAAATCAAAGAAGTCAATGAAGATGCTAAGACATTTACAGTATCTGCTAATCCTGAAACTAAACAAGGTGTAGCTAACCCATATAAGTTTGCACCTGATACTGATCCTAGCAACTCTGTATTCATGCATGCACTTTCTATTGAACCTATAAAAATTAATAGAATGAAAAATATGACATACGCAACTGTGCCAATTATTCATTCTGGAACTACCGAAAACCGTCCAACTGAGCACTTGGTTGTTGGTCAAACGTATTTTGACACTACCCTAGGTGCACCTGTATTCTGGACTGGTTCTGAGTGGGTTAAAGCTAACACTGGAGAAATTGATACATCTTCCTTAGCAACTAAAGAAGAAATCAAAGCTATCCCAGCTGCTAATATTACTCAAGATGATAATCACTACTTCGTAACTAAATATCAACAAGCTAAACTTGGTAACTTATATAACCGTGGTGAGTTTGATAATTTATTTACTAAGAAGAAAGATTTAGAAGCATATACTACTACTGCTGCATTAACCACTAAATTAGGTGATTATACAACAACTGCAGATTTAACTACTAAGTTAGGTGACTATACTACAACTGCTGCATTGACTACTAAGTTAGGTGATTATCCAACTAAGACTGAAATGCAAGCAGCAATTGCAGCTATCCCAGCTCCAACTGTAGATACTTCTACATTAGTAACTAAAGAAGAATTGAATGCTACTTTGAATGCAATCAATGAAAAATTAAAACAAATTAGAGGAGAATAGTCATGACAGAAACGGCTAATCAAATCATACAATCCCTTGAAGGTATTGCCAATGATATTAGTAATGCTAAGTCTACTCTCACACAAAATAATGTGGTACTGGAATCCAGTACCACAAAAACTTTAGCTACTGAAATTGGCAAGTTACCAGCAGCTATTAAGGCATCAACTGTATTAGAAGGATTTAACAATGGCACTCTAACCATGAAGAATGGATTTATTTATTCTTCAAATGTTACCACTAAACTAGATAGTACAAACTGTGTACCAGTAAATGCAAGAGAATATGTAATCCCTAGAGGAATGAGATTTTCTATGAAATTCCCAGGGTATTTAGCAGATCTTAAAACTTATATTGGAGAACAATATCCAGATAATAATATGACATTCTTTAATATCTTCAAAATCTATAATGATAATCAAGATATCTTAGAATTTCTATTATATCTGAATGCAGAGTATATTGATGGTTTATTAGAAAATAAGAAAAGTGCTAGACCTTATGGGTTAAAGATAGTTCTTAGTAGTGAATTCTACAAACCTGATGAGAATGGTTACTATACTTTTGATAGATTATTATTCCCATGCTATAATAGCGAATTCTATGTAAGACAACCAGATGGTTCTGAAGTTAAGATTACAAAGTTTAAGTGCAAGATATTCTATTTTACATTGACATATCAACAAAAAACTGTTGATATTATTTGTGATTCTCTAAATGTATCTGTTTTCAACTTGCAATCAATGATTGATAAGAAAAAACAACGTTCATCTATGCCTAATAATTTTAATAGAAATCTTAACAATAAGGATTGTTATATTATTAATATGCCAAAGGTTAATATAACTCATTACCCATTTGCGTATGCAACTACAAATCCTCCATTTTTAAGATTAGCTCCTATTGAATATACTAAATTAGGATCTACTGCATATTTACAACCAGCTGATAATATTCAAATTAGAGTTAATGAGACTCAAGAGAATATTGAGAAGCTAAAAACTGATATAGTTAAATTTAATATTTTCCCATATCTTAAAATATTTAATGCAGATGGAACCAAAGTATTTAACCCAGTTGATGGTGCTTTTAGTAGCAATATAAACGCTAAAATAGAAGGAGCATCTATACCATCTAATAAAAATGCATATATAGATAAATATTCTAATAATGGTCTAGGTGTATATGATCCTGCTAGCAAACAATATGTATCATATAATGCTATATTACTTAGATCTAGAACAGATAGACAATCTTGTTTCAAGAGTATTAAAGTTGTTAAAACTCCTGGATATGATGACTATATGTACAGTACAGGTAGTGATGATGTTATTGATAATATTTCATTTGGAATGAATATTCCAGATGTATTTGAAAACTTCCCATTAATGCAATGCTCAGATGTATTAATTCCAAATTATAGTGAATTTTCAGATACTAATTTGAATTGTAGTAAACGTCTTAAATTTAAATTTAGTGAAAACTTACTAGATAAAGGTTATACAACTCCATTAGGTGGATTTACAAAAGGTGATGCTCCTCCTAAATTTAATGGTATATCTTTATACTGTGATAATTGGGATAGCAACGATCCTTTAAGCACTCTAACCTATTCAGATGGTAAATATTTTATTATGAATGATAGTGCTAGACTTCTTATATCTCCATTTGATACAGAATTCTATGCTAAAGATGGTACACTTATTGATAAGGTATTTGCATACAAAGCTCCTATCATGTATAATAAAAATATTAAAACAGTTAGAGTACAATCTCAATATGATATGGTAACTCAAGCATTAGAGAAAAATGGTGTTATATATCCATTAATCAGTTTGAACTACACATATCCATATGCTTACCCTAAAGGATATGATGATGAGGATGAACCAATAACACCAGGTGAACCTGCAGCTCCAATGAAGTATATTATCGATAAAGATACTATTATTGCATCATACCCAGGAAAATATTGTACTGGTAAGTTTAGTGGACAAACTCCTGTATTTGATGCAGATAGTGATTTTACTAGATTCGAAAAATATATTCGTATTCTATGCCCAGAAGATCATACTAAGTTAGGTACTTATGAATTTAATAAATTCAGATTACCATTATATAATTTAGATGAGACCAAGAAGTATAACTACTCTATAAAAGCTTGGGAACCTATAGGGGCTACTACTCTAGATACAGTACGTACTAGAAACTTGTATCCAGATGACGTACTACTTGATAGTTTAAGATTTAGCTAAAAAATATTGTGAGGAAAATTGTAATTTTATTTTTATAAGGAGAACCTTATGGATAATCATCAAATCGTTGAGACTCTTGAGAATATCATTAAGGATATCACCAAAGCAAAAAATGCCCTAAAGGCTAATAATGTAACACTAAAGTCTAATGCGACTATTTCATTAGCTGATGAAATTAATAGTGTTCCAGATTCCATCAAAGCTTCTAATTCTTTAGAGGGATTCAATGGTGGACAAAACACCCTTAAAGGTGGCTTTATTTACCCAAATAGTGAAAGTGTTAATGAATTAAATGATAGCAATACTACTGTAGTTAAAGCAGATGAGTATGAAGTACCTAAAGATAAGTATTTGAATCTAACTTTCCCAACTGCAAGCATTATTGCTGGTACTGGATATGATAATATAATAAAATTTAGATACAACGGTAGAATGTCTGAATTATATTATACAGTTTTAAATTCTTTATATAGGACTTATTTAAAGCATAGTCTTACATATGACTATAATGACTCTACAAATATGCAAGTAGATAACCGTATGATTAAAGTCTTATTGAAGAAAGGAAATCTTACTGTAGAGAATGGTGTATATAAATTTAGTGAATTCGTATTCCCATCTTTCAATACAAACTTCTATGCAGCTAAAAATGATGACGACAAAGAGGGTACATTGATTACTAACTTTGAAATCGATAGATTCCATTTCTCTTTAAATTATCGTGGTAAAGATATTAATATCAAATGTAATAAACTGATTGTAGATTTAGACTTCGCTACTCAAATTATTAAGAAAGAAATTTCTGGTCATGATGGTTATCATTATATAACAGATGCTGGTGCTGAAGTACTAGAATACTATAATCACCGTGATGATACTGACAATCATATTATCTACTTACCAGAATTCAACGTTGAATATGCTGGTATAGATTATGCTTATAATGGTCTTAGCTTAGATGCTAACGTTGAGCAGGCTTATAATGTACAAATCCGTATAGAAGAAAGTGATACTAATAAAACTTTATTGGATGATCCTAAACATATTGCAAATATCTTACGTCTGGTTAAAGTTTATAATATGGATGGTACTAAGGTCTATAATCCTATAACGAAGGCATTTGAAGATGCATCGACAAGTGGCTATGTTACAGGTTATGGGTATACTATAGATGATAATATGATTGATGCAACTGAATATTATAAGAATACTAATAATGTCATGATGCTTGATGATCGTGGAGTAAAAGCTCTCAACTATAAAGAGTACATGGCTAAATTAGAAAAAAGTACTAAAGCTGTGCTGCAAGGACTCAATGTAAATAAAGGATATGTATATTACATGATCGGTAACTCTATTGAGCCAGAATTGATTAGATATGATGAAAGTACATATGTCTCATATTATCAAACCTTCCCAATGCTTAAGCTATTAGAAGGTGCTCTCCGATTAGGTAAATACTCTAATTCTAGAGATGCCATTAATGTATATAATAACACAAGTTTTGATTTTGCTGATGAATATTCAAAACAAAGAGCTGATGTATATCCATTCATTACAAACTGTGCATTCTATAGTTCTGATACCATTGGATATGGTGGAATTAGACTATATGTAAACGTAGATACAGTACGTGAGAATGGAGTAAAATACACTGTTCTTAAAAATGCAGTAAATACATTGGTATCTCATTATGACGTTAAGTTATATAATAATGCAGATCCTGATATGTTGTCTGGCAATAATAATGGATTAATTGATAACATCAAAACTAATGCAGCACCATTAGTATACAATGAAAATATTAAAAGTATCAAAATTGTATCTGATGGTAAAAAACGTGGCGTATTGAAATCTCTATTAGGTTATGGTATGATCTATCAAGTATTCGATGCGACGAAAGTACCTGAAAAGCCTGCTACACCAATGAAGTATATCCTAGATAAAGATTCTACTATTGAAGCATCCAAATCTAAAACTTACCAATCTAAAGTTACCCGTAATGGTGCTACAGTCATTTTAGGACCATACACTACAGATGAAATGGCAAAATACGTGGATAAATACGTTCATGTATTAGTACCAGAAGATCATAAAGGTCTAGGTAAATACGACTTCTGTAAATTCCGTTTACCATTGTATAACTTGGATGAAACTAAGAAGTATAACTATTCCAAAAAGGCATGGGAACCTGTTGGTGCATTAACAGATGATAGTACTCCTATGGAGGATTTATACTCTAACGATATCTCAGAACGTGGTGATTATTTAGAAGTATTCCAAAATAATCTAGGATTCCCTACAGAACCAACTGGTAATGATAATCATATGGAAGAATACGATCACTTATAATTAATTAAAGGAGGTAACCAATGTCTGATACTGTTAATCAAGTCATTCAAACCCTTGAAGGCATTGCATCTGATATTAGAGATGCAAAGCAAGCTTTAAAATCTAATAATGTAACCCCAGAGTCTAATTCGACTTCCACATTAGCTACTGAAATTAATAAGATTCCTACTGGTATTAAAAAATCTAAAGTATTAGAAGGCTTTAATAATGGTAAGAATACATTAGCTGGTGGATTTATCTATAATACCGATAGAGAGGAATTAAATTCCGTTAACTCTGTATTACTAGCTACAGATGAATATGTTATTCCAGCTGGTAAAACTATAGATATCGATTTCCCTTCCGCTGAAGTGACTGATGATTTATATAGAACTAAAGGCAATGCTAACTTAGTAATTAAAACTGCTGAGCCTGTTACGGATATTTATAATACTATCTTAAAACCACTATATAAGACCTATGTAGGTAAAAAATGTATCAGCCAAGAAATCACTACCGTATATACAACTGATATTCATTTAGATAAATCTAATATGTCTGGTGATACATTAGAAGTTAATGAATTTGTATTTCCTAACTTCAATACAAAATTATACTATAGAAAAGATGGAGAAGAGCAGGATACTCTTATTACAAAAATCAATACTGATAAATTCCACTTCTCCTTATCAAATAAAGGTAGAAATATAGATCTTACTTGTAGAGAATTAGTCATTGATTTAGACTCAGCATTCTATTTTACAGAAATTGCTGGTCATAATGGCTATGAAAGTGCAGATGAGACATATTATAGCTTTAGAGATGACAGCAATGCTCATATCATTAAATTACCAGAATTTAATGTATCATACAGTGGTATAACTGGTAGATATGAAGGGTTAGCTGAATTGGTATATCTTAATAGCCCTGGTGAGAACATTATGCTAGCAGCTAATGTTCAAATTAGAACTGAAGATAATTTTGTAAATATTGCTAAATTAAATGAAGATGCAAACTTGGGTGGTATTTTAAGACTATTCGAAATCTATAACATGGATGGTACTAAAAAATATGACCCTAAAACAAAAACATTTGTAGACGCAAGTACATATCTTGATTTTGAAGCATCATTGAAACTAATTAAAGATAGAAATGCTTACTTCGGTGGGTCATATGTAATGGGGATATTAAATAATAGACCTATTAATTATAAAGAGTACACTGATAAGCTCAAGAAAAGCAAAAAAGATGCATTAGCTAAATTAACTATTAAACCAGGTTATGTATACTTTGGTGATCTTGTACCTATTTCAGGCGATCTATTTAAATTTGATGACTATAATCAGCCTGCAGTATTTGAAGGATTCCCAATCATTTATATGGATGAAGATGTTATCAAATTCAATAGAAACTCTAGACCTGACGGCAGTGGTAAAATTATCGGTGAAAATGAAGTTAAGTTTAGATTTACTGATATTATAGATGATTCAGTAAAATATAATCTACCATTACTTGGTATTTGTGCTGCTGATCCATATGGTAACCCTGTTACATTTAATGGTATTACTCTACAATTAGATGGTAGTGGATATGATAAAAATCAAGATGGTGTTACATATAGCCCAGTAGCTAATGCTGCTAATTTGATTGCATCTCCATATAATACTAAATTTTTAAATACTATGAGTTCAGATTTAGAATATATCTATACATCTAAAGCTCCATTAGTATATAATAAAAATATTAAAAGAGTATTAATCACATCTGATTCTGACCGTAAAGGTGAACTAGAATTATTACTTGGATATGGTTTAATATATTTAGTAATAGATCCAGCATATGATAAACCTGAAGTTCCATCTACACCAATGAAGTTTATCATTGATAATGAGACTACTATTCATAATGCTAAATCTAAATTATATAATACTACAGTTAATTCCTATGAATTCGTATTAGGACCGGCATCTACTGATGAATTAGCTAAATACTATGACAAATACGTTCATGTATTATGCCCAGAAGATCATCCTGGTTTAGGTACTTATGAATTCTGTAAATATAGAATTCCATTATATAACTTAGATGAAACTAAGAAATATAATTACTCCAATAAAACTTGGGAACCTGTAGGTTCTACTACTGACGATAGTCTTACACTTGAAGAAATCTATCCTACAGAATATGCTGAAGCTAGAAATAATGGTAAAGAACCTCAAGTTTATACCAACCCAGGTTATGAATTGAATGCTATCTAATAATATTCCCAGAAGAGGATTAACCTCTTCTGGGTTTCTTTTTACAATATAGTAATGAAAGGAGAATTTATTATGAAAAATACAAAAGACTTCACTGAGCTTCTTAAGAAATCCTTCAGATATATTGGTGCTGATATTAATGCTCAAAGACCTGCAACTTTAGCAGATCAAACAAACATTACTTTTGTAAAAACTATTGATATTGATAAGACTGTAGTCAATCAATGTCAGGGATTTACCTATGATCCGACAAGTAAAAGATTCATTTTAGCATGCTGTAATGCTGATAACTCTAAACAACGTATTTATGAATTAGATGTGGATATGAATGTAGTTAAGTTTACTGACTTTGAGGGTATAGATAAACTTGGTCATGTTAATACATTATTCATGGATGGTGAAATTATTAGAGCTACTAATGGTGCTGCTAATGGTACACGTATTTATAATATTAACCGTAATCATTTAGATGAACTTGTATTAGGTGAGTTTAATGACTATCCAGAGAAGTGTTTCAATATCGGTAAAGATATTGCTGGTTCTGGTAGATATGTATCTATAGTTCCTGGAGCTGACAGTAAATCCCGTAAAGTTAGAGTATATACTGATGAGACTATGACTACTAAGACTGAATATATTGTTAAAGTAGATGAAACTAACGTAGACTCTAATGGTGCATTCTTTAATGGAGATACTATCATCTTTGCAGTTACTAGACGTTTGATTGAATGCCGTTTAATTGGTAATCAATTCAAAGTTATTAGAGAAATTGAAATGGAGCCATATTGTGAAATCGAAGACTTTACTTACGTTAATGGGGATATTTATATGTGTGCCAATTCTCATGATTACGTTCGCATTTATAAGTATTCTGCTAAAAGGTCTTACTACAATCACATTAATAACGATTTTCTTAATAATGGTATTACTTTAGGTAACCAAGTTGGATATCACGGTAAAACTACAACCAACGATGTCCGTGTAATAGCTAAGATCAATAAGAATGATAACCTAGAGCTTGGTGATAAGAGATCTATCACTACAGTAATCGGTAAAGAATTAAAGCATTATAATGGTGCTAACTCTTATACTGTATTGACTACAGCTCACTATAACTCCGCTATCTATAATAAAGTTACTATGGATGAAAAGCTTAAAGCTATCACTGACCGCTTAACTGCATTAGAAAACAAATAAATCCAGTAATTTTATTACCCCTAAACATTAGAGTATAAGATAATTATTACTCTATAGGAGGTTACTATGGGTATGAAAAATGTGGGAGCATTCCTTAAAGAAGAAGGAACTTCCCTTATATTTAAAGGTGATGGAGAACTAGTATTCTACATCCCTGAGAATTATTTTAGAAATGATGGGCATATGAAATATGCTGAAGAAGCTGGTGAATATGTAAACACATTGGGATTATTTTCCTATGAAGTATTTGACTCTAAAGGAAAATCTATCTATGGCGTTAAACTATTCAATCACCCAGTTCTTATATCTACAATGCCTTCTTCCATAGAGAAGGTTAAAGACTATGTATTAGATAAGAAGATTCCAGTTCCTGTAGATTATCGTATCTTGAAGTTCAAGAAAGATGATATAGTTATAGTAAATACTGGATCTCCTGAGGATATTACCAATGTAGAGAATATGTTTAGAATCTTTATGATTACTGGTAATATCCCTAATGTAATTGCATATGATAAATTACATGCATTCTTAATGGATTCCATTAAATTCAATGGTTCTTCTTTCGGTATCTCTGCACAGATGTTTGGTATCCTAGTATCTGAGCTATGTAGATCTGTTAAAGATGAATCAGTTCCATTCCGCTTAGCTAAGGAAACTGATATGCATAAGTATAAACCACTATCTATTAAGATGGTGCCTAAGTATATCTCTGCATTTACTGCATTAACTTCTGAAAACTGGGATGATGCAGTAGTTAACTCCATGATCAATAAAAACAAAGTTGATTCGCCTATGGAAAAGATCCTTATGCAATAGCCATAATTAACATATGAATAAAAGTTTAAATAGTATCCATATCGGATTCGTTTATAACTATTATTTAAAATCTATTAAGGAGGAAATAAAAGATTATGATTGGTACAAAAATCATTCTTGAAGACCAAAGTTATATTCCCTCTCTGAATATAGCCGACTCTACAACAAAACCGATTGTATTTGCTGGTTTTACTTCGGACAAAGGGACTGAAGAATATACTAAATGGCAAGGCGACGATTTCTTCGACCAATATGGTGAAATCTCTTTTGCTCGTCATGGTCAACCTTTACTCCAAGCTGCTAACGTAATTAACAACGGCGGTATCGTTTATGCGAAACGTGTCGTTGACCCTACTTCTCGTTTGGCTATGCTAGGTGTAGTTGCTCACGTAAAAGAAATTTCCCGTCAAGAATCTCGTATTAAATTCGATCCTTTGACTGGATCCCCTATTACTAAGTCTGATGGTTCTTATGTAACTGAAGACTTATACTGGAAAGCAGTAGATGTTGCATCTATTACTGATCCTGCACAACGTCCTACTTATACTAAAGACGAAGCTGGTGTAGATGGCATTGCTGCTATGTATAAAGTTTGTCAAGTAAACTACTCTGTAGAAACTTTGGAAGCTGAAGAAAATACTCATGGTAATGACTACGTTGCAACTTCTAGAGCTTTCTATGAAAAATTCAAAAATAAAAAAGATAACAAATTCCCATTGTTCTTGATCTTAGACAATGGTCGTGGTGTATCTCAAAAGAACGTTACTATTTCTCTTGATTCTACATTATCTCGTTCTGCACAATCTGCACGTTACGTATTAGATATCGATGAAAATAGCAACACATTAGAATCTATTGTATTCTCCTTGAACCCTTCTGAAGTTGAAGCTGGATACAACTTATTCTTTGATTCTGTAGTTAAACGTACTTCTAAACAAGTTAAATGCTTTGGTTATGAAGATCAAATGCAATTATTCTATGCTAAAGTAGCAGCTATTGCTGGCTTATCTGAAACTCGTTTACGTGAATCTGATATCATTGGTGCTCGTACTTGGAAAGGTGAAGTATTCAAAAACTTTGAAGTACTAGAATCCACTAATGATGGTGTAGCGACTGTTAAACTTGATAGCTTTGCTGGTCATCCTTTGACTGGTGGTTATAATGGTGATACTTTCGGTACATCTCCAATCTCTGGCTATAAAGGTGTAACTGATGCTACATCTGTATATGCTACAGAAATGGCTAAAGTATACAATGGTACTTTCAATGATGATATCTATGATATCGATAATAACCCAATTGACGTTGTTGTTGATGCTAACTATCCTCATATTGTAAAACGTGCTATTGAAAACCTTTGTTCTTTCCGTCAAGACGTATTCTATTTCCGTGATATGGGTACTAAAGGTCTTACTAACCTTCTTGCAATCAAGAATGCTAAGACTTTGAATACTGGTGGTAATAGCCGTTACGTTGCGACTTACTGTCAATACTTCGATGTATTTGATCCATATACTCGTAAACAAATTACAGTAACTATGGGTTATTCCATTGCTCGTTTGATCTGTATGCACTTTGCTAATGGTCGTTCCTTAGTATGTGCTGGTCAAAACAATGGTTGGGTAATTCCTGAACTTATCGAAGGTACTTTATCTTACGTTCCTAAGGTTACTCCTGCAGGCGACCAAGTTGCTGAAATGGATGACCTTCGTGTAAACTTTGGTAAATACTATAACGGTATCTTCTCTCTTGCATCCGAATACACTTCTCAAGATATCCATACTCAATTAAGCTATGCTAATAACGTATTGGCTATCCAAGAATTGATCAAACAAATTCGTATTGCATGTCCTAAATCCCGTTACAAATTCATCACAGGTACAGACTTCGAAGACTACAAACAAGACGTACAAGCAGTTATTAACAACAACGCTAATAAATTTGCTTCTATCTCTATTGACTTCAAATCTGACTCTGCTTATGCAGCAAACAAAATTGTTTATGCGGTTATCCAAGTATCGTTCAAAGACTTCGCTCAAGCTGAAATCTTCCGTATCGTTGCTATTCCAATCGCTACTGCTGTTAGTGCCAATGCTTAAGGGGGATAAATAATATGGCTGATAAAACTCCAGGTGCTGTTAATTTTATCTTCGACGGCACTAAAGAAATTCGTGATTTAACTCAGTATGCACTATTCCGTGGTGTAACTGACTGGGCTAACTTACACCAATTCAACCAATTTGAATCTGGTTATGGTATGATCATTGTATTGACTATTCCTAACTTCTTGAAAGCTTTGGCTTCTAAGAATGATCAATACAAAAAACTTATTGATACATACGTACATGTATTGGAGTATGAATTCCGTGGTTTAGACGGTATTGATAACATGACTTCCGATACAGCTGAATTAACAAATGGTGTTAAATCCATCAACGTTATTAACAAAGTTAATAGCCAATCTGGTTCTACATTCACTATGCGTTACTTCGAAAAATCTGGTTCCATCATGACTAAAGTTCATGAGTTGTTCTTACGTGGTATTAAAGACCCTACAACTCAAGTTAAACATTATCATGGTCTTATCGAAGATGGTACAATCAAAGAACCTGGTTTCGACCAAGAAGTATTCAGCTTCTTATATATCGTAACTGACAATACTTTGATGAATGTTGAAAAAGCATTCTATATCGTAGCTGCTCAACCAACTAATGCTGACTTGAATATCTACAATATTGAACGTGGTGACATTGGTTTCAAAGAGTTGTCTGTAGAGTTCTCTGGTTTCCCTATTACAAACACAATCATCAACAGAAAAGCTCAAAGCTTACTTGATTGGGTACGTAAAGGTACAATCTGGGATGAGTCTGAAATGACTTACTCTGGTGTAACTAATATGGCTCCTTATAGTAAAGTACTTCGTCCTAACGGTGAAGGCAATACTGGTAAGGGTGTATCTTATACTGGTTAATAGATTTTAATAATAGAATAAACAAAGTGGACTAGGAGTTAATCTCCTAGTCCATTTATTCTTTTCATTTTAGTAACAATATATTGACTGCGTATGAAGATTTTATGAAGTTAAACAAACTACTCCTAATACTTACCTAATAAATAACACATGCTTCGTGAACAATCTTCTTAAATCACTACAATTCTACTACGCTTGATTTACGTTAAAATATACATGGGAACTCCGAACGGATTTCAGATACGCTTCCATCAAGGGATGGGTGGAAGTGGTTTTCCTCGCATAAAATTGCAAACTGCTTATATCACATGAACGGACTTCTTCATGCGTAGTCAAACTCTCTTTCTGCTTTGATACCTCGCAAGTACAAAGTGTTTCACCTCTCAATACAATAAACAAACGACAGCAATTTATGGTCATAGGCTTTAATAGCCTATGACCATATTTTGTTGGTTTAATAACCTGCATCTCCGCCTTGATCTTGTTGTTGATTAGCAGCATATTCAATCTTAGTTGCTTCTTTAACACGCATAATCATTTCCATATCAATATAACTTTCAAGCATTTTACCTTTCAAGTTATTGAAGAAGATTTGTTTAGCGTTATCATCTAAGTCATCAGAGAATGCTTCCATTGCAGCTTGTGCTACATCATTAGCATTTTGAATGATTTGGTTAGTATTAGTTAGATTCAAGAACATCGGTGTTGGTAAGTTAACTTTAATAACCGCTGTCGGATTATTAAACTCACCTCTATAGAGCTTAGTCATAATAGATGATAAGAATCTATTAGCTATAGTCTGTCTATTATAGATTTTCTTTAAGAATCTACTATTGGACATAGATGCTTGGATAGCATAGTCCATAGATTGTCGTGCTTGTACAATCTCAAATGGTACGTCAGTACTATTGACTGCCATAGATTGGAGTTTTTCCATCAAGTCAGTTTGTGGATCAATTTGTTGACCTTGCATAACTTCAAACTGTACTGGTGCATTACCACTATTATCAGTCGGAATAACAAAGTCATTGAATCGACCTAAGATATTCAATACATTCTTCATAGATTCTAATTGACGGATATTGAAGTTTTGACGTTTCAATTGGTCAATAGTAGTTAATAGAATCTTAGAGATATTTGTATCAATACCAGATTGTTTTACATAGTATACACGACGATCTTGTGCACGAGTCATTGCACCAATAGTATTGGTAATATATAGACCAATGAATAACTTAGCTGGTATCATAGACTTATACAAGTCAGAGATACCACGATATGTATCTGGATCTAATTTATAATAGCAATGAACTACATCATCAGGCGGTAAGAAAGTTACATTATACTTATTCTTCTTACCAGCTTGAAGATCATGCTTTAATATAGTATAGATTTCTTTAGATAAGTCCTTGTTAAGCTTAATGAATTTAGTATCAATAGCTGCAGATAGCTTACTAGCCACAGTCTTAACAATGCTATCAGAGATAACAGCAGAGTTCTTTGTAGCTTCTAAGTCTGTTGCTACGTTAATACCCATAGCATTAACTGGTGTAGTTGTATCACTTACAGGGAAGTCATCATCTAAACCATACCTATCGTTTTCAAGATAAGCATAACCTAAGATAAGGTCTTCAATTCTAACTGGAATGATTTTATAACGGTTGAGTTCTTTGAATACACAACCATTCAATCCCCAGTCTTCTTTAGTATTGAATCTATTATCTCCAGCTACAATTAAACCATTACTTGTAGTGTCATCATAGAATGGACTAGCATCTAATTTATCATTAGCTACTAGAGATACTGTACTAGTTGTAGCCTCATTGAAGTTTAGAGCTGACTCTTTAATATGTTTAAGTCTATTAGCTGCAGCTTCATGTGCTACAATCTCTTTAGATAGAGAGTTACTCATATTGAAAGTAAACTCAACATCTAAAGACTGTTCTTTCTTATTGATTGTATTAACAAATACATCTCCACTTTCTTTTAAAGCAGGAGTTTGTTTAAGAATACCAGATTCAGTTAAGCTCATAGCTTCATGTGAAGTTACAAACTTATTATCTGGGTTATCTAATAACTTCTTAATAGCTCTTTCATATGGTACGATATAGTAGAATCGTTCACCATACTTAGAAGTATTATAGATAATATCTTGGAATTTGATAAGTAAGTCATACTTATCTTTAAGTACCTTGATATTATTGTAGAAGAGCTCTTTATTATTCTCTACAGAGACATTCTCATCAGAAATGAAGATAAAGTCTTTAGAGAAGTGGTCAGATGAGATTACATTATCACATAGTACACCTAATGCATCTTCAAGCATAGGCATATACTTACAGATCATGTCAATCTCAGCATCAAATAAACGTAGGCTACGATTATTGAAGAATACATTATATACACTTCCATCGTTAGCCATATCTTTAAATAGGTTATCAAACCCATCTGCTACTTTTGGATCGTTTTGATAATCGATTGCTTTAGCATAGAGGGTACTAATAGATGATAATCCTGTAGAATAGTTGATATCATTGATAATCTTACCCATAGAGTCATTGATTCTATCGGTAAGGTGAGTTAATTCACTATCACCATCAGGTGGTGTGTAATATGTACGACCGTATAAATTAGCAAGACCTTTACGGATACTACTTAGTAGACCTTCTTGCTGTTTTACGTTTTTATCTTCAGCCATTATCGTTCCTCCTTTGATTATTTAAATGTTTTCCGTATGCTAAATAAACGAATCTGGCTATAGAGATTGATTCTCTATAGCCAAATACTTTTAGTAAGGTAAGAATAACATTGACTGATTAACAATGATACCATTACGTTTAGTTATCTTAAATCTAAGAACGTTAAAATCTTTATTTGGTGCATTATATACTGTAGCCACAACATGATCAGACTTCAATGTTGGCATAGCTGATTTAGGAATATCAATCATATATCCACCTACACTGATTCTAGATGCTCCAGTAGATGCACTACCAGCCATAAGTTCATTATAGTCATCTGTATTATGGAACTCATCAGTTCTAGCAATGATATTATCATCTATTTGATATTCTCTTAGACTATTCATACATGCTTTAACATATTCAGCATCCCAGTTGAATACAGATACAACTGGTTTATGAATAGCTATCTCTGGATTATCTTTAGATGGTTCTAGTTGAGTAATCTTACCAAGATTCTTTAAGTCAGAGATATTAACTAATAGATTATTAATATGAGGACTTAGATCAACCATGAAACTTGTAGTCTGGAAGTATGATTTCTCTGGTCCTACACCAATGATTGGATTTACATAGTTTCTATCATATAGAATCTTATCACATTTCAAAAGCTTACTTATAGAAAGTAAGCTTTCGATATCAGATTGGCTTAATGGGAAATGTATAACCATTATAATCCTCCTGGCATTTTTCGTTCACCATAGATTGCATTCATATTCATGCTACCAAATCTAGTTAGAGCTGGTACACATTGATTATATTCAACTTTTAATGGTTTAATTAACTCGCCTTTATTATATACTTTGAACTCATTCTCTGTAGATAATCTACCAGATGCAAATAATATAGATACTTGGTCAACTAACTCACTATAGTTAGGTAAACCAAACCATCTATGTCCGATAGTTAAATGGTCTTGAGTTACAATATCTTCGATGATTGCAGAGCTTGCATCTTTATCATCTTCAAATTCAATCTTACCAATCTCAGATGGTGAACTTAAATTGAATTCACGATTAATACTTGGATATAGAGAACTAAAGTCAAAGTCAACTAAGTTATCACATAAGAAAACTGGAATACCATTGATCTTTAACTTAACTGAATCATTAACCAAGTTAGGGTCAGCTACGAATGCACCGTCAAACTTCTCAGATGGTTTCTCTCTAGTCTTATTGATATTATTACCAACAACTAATCCTAGATTGAAATAGAAGTCGATTTGTTTATTACGTAGATAGATTGTTTGTCTATGTACTTTAGAGAATCGAGTATTATTCAATACACTAGAGTTGTAGATATATCCAATGTCATCTGTAGATTCTTCAATACATACTTGGACTAATACGTCGACAATGTTGTAGAATACAAATGTCTTAAAGTCTAAGAATGGTAACTTAGCTAAGTCTGTAGTAATATGATGATAGTTCAACTTTTGTACACCACAGATTTGAGCACCAATATCATTCAACTTAAATGAAGCAAATGCAGATTGACCTTTACGACGAGATGCAAATTGAATCATTTGGTCTAAGTATACTGTATAAGAAGAAATATATGCATAATCACTACGTTCTGCATAGTTGTTTTCCATTCGAGTATCAATAAAGTACTCTGCTCTAGGATTAATCTTAAAGTCTTGATGACACATAATGCTTTCTGGACGATATCCTAGATTACGAATACGTTGAATTATATACGGAATATCGAACGCCATGTTCCATGCTAATAAGAAGTCAGGCTCTTCAGTATTGATTTGTCTAAACAAGGAACCTAGTAATTGTATCTCTTGGTCGAAGAATTTTACATTAAACTTATATCCAAAGATATTAAACTTACGTTGTCTTTCTTCATCACCAATAGCAAACTTAATAAGTTCATTTAACTCACGTTCTACTTGACCACTAGCTACTTGGTTTTCAAATTCTTGAACCAATGGATTTCTAGGATCTCTAAGAATGTATGTATTAATAACTCCATTGTTAATATAAGTTACTGCATTAACTGGAGCTTCGCCTGGCTCTGGGAAATCACCTGCAATATCAGAGATATCAACTTCGATATCCAGATATGCTTTAGTTACAGATTGGATATCATTCTTGAATAAACGATTAAACCAGAATCTATAATGGTCTTCGATATTTTGATCAGAGAAGAATACTTGATTCAAAGTATGTAACTTAGCATTCTCTCTATATTCACCATTAGCAATATTATTTGTAAAGAATTTCATATTGCCAGTTGTTTGAGCTATACATTTCTCTAATTCTCTATTAGGACATTGAATAGCTTCTAATTCATTCTTTGGTAAGAAGTCATAATGATGAGTAAGTTTATCTGGCTCTTTTGCTACAAACCAAATATACTCTGGGTCTTCAATTTCACATACGTGCTTCTTACCTGTATTATTATCTTTAGCAACTAAACTCAAAGATGGTTTAGTCCATTTACCGTTTTCTTGCTTAAATGGTTTTGCAAAGAATGTTTGCAAAATCGTTAAATTATAGTCTTTTGGGAACTGGTTAAATATGTTTAAGATGTTAGCCATATTTAAATCCTCCTTCGTATTTATACCTACTTTAATGTATCTGGGAGTTTAATTTTTTATAATTCGACGTTTTTAGGCATTATAAGAATATATACATAGAACTTTAAAATAACCCATAAAGGAGGGATCTAATTATGCAATATACTGAAGCTATTATGGAAGGTAATATTACCGTAGAAGAGCCAGTAACTAAACCTAGTTTTAGTGGTTCATCCATATTTAATAAATTTGCAACCGGTCAAGGTAAAAAAATTGTAGTAGAGAATTCTCCTATCGATGAAAGTACTTTGATCAAACCACGAAAACGTGGTCGACCAAGAAAAAATAAAGACAGTGATGAAATCAATGTAGGTGGCGATGCAGAAGAGATCGTTACTAATAAACCATACATTGATTCTTATGAAGAAACTAATGATTTGATTAAAGTTATGATTGGTCAAATCGATGGTCTTCAAGGTGAATTAAAACAAGAATTCAATGATATCCGATTATCTAAGATGCGTGGCAAATATCAATTCCTATCCGATATTTCTGCTACTATCTCTTCCCTATCTAGTACTAAGTTATCTGCTATCAAAGAGCTTAACTCTGTTATCTCTAAATGTCATGATATGGAACTTAAACGTACTAAAGAACTTAAACTTGATAATAGTGGTAGTGATGAAGCAGCTATCATGGGCTTATATGAAAATATCATCAATACTCCTCGTCAACAACTTGAAACTGGTTTCATTCCACCTAGATTAGAAAGTGGCGATGTACCATTGATGGTTCAACAACAAGGTGGTATGGATATTTATCAACCTATGATGACTAATGATGAATTATTCACTCCTGAACAAAATCGTATGATTATGGAACACAATCCAGATATTAAGACTGTAGTGGTATTTGATCCAAAAACAGAATCTAGAGAGTTCCGTTGTATGAATATCAAGACTGGTGAGCAAATTGATAATATGAGTTTACCAGATCCATTCTTGTTAGAAGATATGAATATCAACTTCCAAACTGGTATTGCACGTAACTCTAACTTGAATATGAACTTCCCATTAGCTGTTAATGAGAATGGGTTCATTAAACTAGTAGAATCTAATTATTAGAAAAAAAATAAATGCACTAGAGGTTTAACCTCTAGTGCATTTATTCTTTCTATATACAGGAAGAGGTAGAGATTAAAATCCCTACCCCTGCCAACACATTACCTAGATGTATTAGTTATTGTAAATATCAATAGTTCTAGCCATCAGCCCAATCATAACTTTGATATTTTCAGCTGAGGATAATACTCTATCAGATACTTCAATGAAGTCTTCTTTAGAAGAGAATTTATTCAACCAAACTTTAACAGTTCTTTCGATAAGATTAGCTAAAGCCATTACAGCTTGCTTATTATACTCATCTAATAATCTAATACCACGATTAGTATAAGAGTAACTATATAGATCGCCTCTAGTAAAGAACTCAAAGTTGAGTTCTAAAGCATTCTCATGCTCTACAAAGAAGAATACTTTATTATTATCATCAGCAATAATTGTTGCTGGTACATCTACTTTAGTATACTTATAGAATGCATCAGTGATAACTTTTAGATTATCATTAACTGAACGCTCAATAGACTTCATCAATTTATAATCATTAATAAAATCTAAATCTAATTTTGCTGTTTGTTTTAAATCCATATCTATACTCCGATCTGGTAAAGAAGAGAATGGCTCTTCTTTAACTACACTAGGTCTATTCCAATCACTACTAGATTTAATATCAGAAAGTATTTCTCTTACATCATCAATAGATTCTAAAGCGTATACATTAACGCTTTTGTCAACTTTATGCTCTGCAAGAGACCATTCATTTAATTCACTTCTAATTAAAATCAATTTAACATCATCGCTATATGAAGCATTGATAACAACAGAGTCATCAACAAACTTAGTCTTATAGTCATATTCATATGCATCCAATTCTAATTCAATCTTACTTATTGGAATAGATACATACTTTGGATTTGTTATTTCTTTAATATCACTGATACCAGTAGGTAGTGGATTGGAAAGAATGTTTTTCTTAATGACACTAAGTATACCACTAATGATCATCTCATCCTTTATTGGTTTAGTAGCTAATTCCATGAATCTACATTCAATAATCCAAGCGAATGGATATGGTGTATATAGTATAATATCATTATAGTCAGTAAATCCTTCTAGTCTAAGAATTGTAACTTTCTTATTATTGTTAATCGGAATAAGTTTAAACCCATAATCTCTAGCTATATTGAATATTTTTGATTCACTAGCTTTATCTAAATTATCTACCTCATCTATAATAGACTTAACAGTTTCAACAAGTTTATCCATATTAAATACAACTTCTTTAATGATACTAAATCTACTACGTCCTATTACCCAACAATTATCACCTTTATTGATTGTAAAGTCATAATTATTATAAGATACCTCAAATGTACTAGATGTTATATCAAGGATATATTTCATACCCTTGATACTATTAAGATATTTTTTAATCTCTTCCACTGTAGGATTACTCATTGTATTCTCCCTAGTCATCATACTTTGCTAAGTGTTCAATTTTCTCATTAGCAGTCATACCATCAATTCTACGTACAGATTCGAATAGCTCCATACGTGTATATTTAGACAAGAATTCTGCGATCTCTTCATCACGAGATTTTTCTTTAGTAGTAAGTTTATCAATAATAAACTTTATTATTCCATATACAAGTTCTACAATACTCAATGCTTCACTCATAGATATATTTGCATTCATATATGTAAGATCAGCTGCATGCTCTTTAATATATCCATAAGCTGTACGTTTAATAGCTAAATATCTTTCTGGATCTGTCTTTTCCAAATGAATTAAGAAACAGATTAGTTTATTATTTCCCATACCAATAAGAGCCATGTTATTTACCTTCCTTTTCTGCTAATAACTTTTCTAGTCGTTCAATACGTTGCTCTAATTTATATATCTTCTTATGTAGAGCTACGCTATCATCATTATGAACAACTTTAACTTCTTTTGGTTGATCAACTGGAGCAGCTGCATTAGCTACTCCAAAGCAACCTAATAAACATGCACAAATAATAAGTTCTCTCATTGTTTAAACCTCCATTAAATATCGTTAGGGTTAGCTTCGTAGTACTCTTTCCAGAATTCATTATTCTCTCTATTACGAATTCTGGTTTCTCTTTCCCAGTCGGCATTTTCAATTTGCTCAATCTCTGGGTCTGCAAACCATCCACGAAGATATAGAAATGCCTCAGCCATTCTAGCAATATGAATTCTATTATCTTCATCGATAGCTTTAAATGTGTTATCTCTATACATTTGATGGAATAAGTTAACCATCATATATAAAGGATATGGATTGTTTCGAAGAACAGTCATAAAATGATCTTCAATTACAAGTCTTCTATCATATTCAAATCTAATTGCATTGATAGTAAACTTAATTAATTTAGTGTCTTTAACTACTTCAACTTTTACATCACCTGCAGATTTACCATCTAGTGTATATTCAATATCCTCTTTTATACTATCAAGAAAATCATTAGCAATGAATCTGAATTCTTCCCATGCACCATAATATAAGTTATTCATAGTAACCTCCTAGTATAAAGTCTTAATAATATAATTCAAACGACTAGATACAAGTCTAGCTGAAATACTGGACACATCATCTACATTCTCTAGCTTATCAGCTAATAAGAAGAAATGATTAGATAATGTCTCTAAATCTTCTTTTGTAGAATTCTTAACTATAGATGGTAATGTAGATCCTAAAGTAATTTGGACCGCATTATCTGTTTCTTTGTTTAAGAATAGCATTCCACTTGGAAGTACTCTAACAATAGTACCATCTACTAATGTAGTATTGAATGATTCGCTATCATTATTGGTTAATTCACCAACCATTAATTTGATATCGACATTCATCATATACTCCTCTGTATATAGAATAGAGTACAACTTTCTTAGTTCTTCTTTTTTCATTTGATCAGTTCCTTTCTTTTAAAATAATATAAATCTGATTCATAGTAATAATATACGATTAAAAATATGGAAGAGGACATTGAATGCCCTCTTCCGATATTATTAGTCTTCAGCAATATAAATCATATTCCAAATATCTAATGTAGGAACTTCGATATTCAAATAATATTTACCGTCTTTTTCTTCTACAGTAACTTGACATTTAACCATAGCAGATTTAGACCAGTCATCTGGAGAAGTTAAGAATACTTTATCAGCTAATCTATTAGCTAACTCTCCATCAGTACCAACTTCATATTTAACAAATAGATCATTTTGGAATGCAGGAGTTTTATTTTCTTTAGAACCAGCCTCATTCTTCCAGTTAGATACTACTTCAGATAAGTTGATCATTTGGATAGTTCTAAATCCAACACCTTGTTTAGTCCAAGTCCAGATTTGGAATCCTCTAGTACCATACTTATCCCAGTTTTGTTTGAAACCGTATTTATTGGTTACTTCTACATTGACATCAGAATCTTCTAATCCTTTACCACGCAATACTGTTTCGTATGCAGTAATAAATTGATTATAGTCAGATACCTTACGAGCAATCAATAAATCAGTACGAAGACTTTGTGTAGGATAATAGTCTTTTTCAAGAACACCGATACCCCAGCCTTCATTATTCATTCTATTAGCTAAGACAGCAGAGCTCATATGGTAACCACCAGCAGCTGCAATTGTAGCTGTAGTCAATAATACTGCAGACGCATTATAAGTTTCACCATTAATAGAATCTTCACCAGAGCCATTCTTAGCTACACGTTTACCGTCTTTCCATTCAGTATCAGGACCTTCCATGTAAGCACCAACGATAAGAGATTTACCAGTCTTACGACGTACATCATCTACACGAGCTTTAAGATCACCATACTCAGTTTGAGAACGATATTGACCATCTATAACTAATGCAGATTGACCAAAAGACCAGATTTCATTATATACAACGTCTTGGTTAGATTTAAGCATCTTATCAATATGCTCACCATTAACATCATTGATAGTTACATATTTATCTGGCATACGTTTCTTCATATCAGCAATGAAGTCACCATAGTAATCACTCATATAGTGAGCATCGCTATCCGCATCATAATATGCATTAATAGTACGATCACCAATAGTGTCACCTTGCCAACCATCAAAGCCACCATTATTCATAGCTTCAATCATAACTTTGGAGATATGATCTCTCCAAGGTTTACTCATAGGATGATAGTAATATTGGAAAGGTTTACCATCAATGTAATTGATATATGGAGTACCTTTCTTGTTAAGACCATAAGTATCATGGTTATATGCATATTCAATAGCAGATACAGTTTCTGGTTCATCAATAGAACGAGCAAAGCACATATTGTAGAGCATTGCTACAGATCCTTTAGAGTGCATATAGTCAGTCATCTTTGTAACCATCTTAACATCTACTTTACTATGGCTCCAAGTATTCCAATCTTGAGAGAATTGATCTTGATCAATAGGGAATGGATTTTGTGGGGATTTATATGCATCGTAGAAGAAATAGCTATTAATATTCATATTTGTCATGACCCCAAGACCACTCATATAGCGGTCTTCGTTTTTCAACAAAATAGAATTATAGTCATCACCAGAACCGCCTACTACGCCATATCTAGGATAGATAGTCCAGTCATCTTCTACAGAGAATGCAGTTGTCATAAAATCAAATTTACTAGTGATACCATCAACTTTGATTGTCAATAAATAACCTGTGTTATTTTCAAGCAATCTAGCTGGAATAGTTACACTATAGTCTTTAGATTCATTCTTACGTAAATACAATTTAGAATCTTCAAATACAGTAGCTACTAAAGTATTAACTTTGAATAAGTCTACTTTAACTACCATAGGAGAATCTTCTTCTGTATTTTTAACTTTGAACGTCAAGACTACATTTTCATCTTTACGATAGCTTGCTTTATCTTTATTAATATCAAAGATAAATTCAGCCGTACTAGGAGCTACCACTGTATCAGAGATAACTTCATTACGTTCAATAATTTTAAACTCTTTAGGTTGTGTCTTATTAATCATAAGATAAGCATCTTTGTTACTAATAACAACATAACCAGTTTGATCTGCTTCTAAGTTTAATTCAGAGATATCAAAGGATAGTTTATTATCCTCAATGACACCTTGAACTATATTTAGAAGATCAGATGGTAAAACTTTTTCCATGTTAAAATTCTCCTTATAAAAAAATATTGACATCTAAATATTGATGCCTATTATAATGTATAGTGGGGAAACTGGGTTTCATTTTTATCTCATATTTACAAAAAAAATAAATGAGGGTAAAGGTCACTAGGACCTTTACCCATTATTCATTTATTTATTATTTAGTGATGATTGTACCGTATTGATCACGTTTAACTTCTTTTGTAGATTTGTTTACATGAACACGTTCAAGTTTTTTACCTTCAACAGCATAACGCATCAATTCAGGTTTGAATTCTTCAACCAAACGGCTATCAACTGTTTGACCTAATTCTTTAGCTTTTTCAATTGCACGATGAATTACTTGAGCGAATTCATAACGTGTAACTGCACGGTCGCCTTTGAATGTGCCATCTGGGTAACCAACTAAAAGACCACGTTTAGCCATGTCATCAACTGCTACATAAGCCCAATGATTTTCTTCGATATCAGGGAATACAGTATTAGCTTCTTGAGGTAAATCAAGACCAAGTACTGCATTCAAGATAGCTTTGAATTTAGCATTGTCAGATTGAAGTTGAGCAATTTCTTTCTTAGCTTCAGCCAAGTCTTTAGCCATTGCTACTTTGGAGCGGGATACTTCAGAACGAGCACCTACTTTATAAGTAACACCAGCATTGATTACATTGTCACTACCGAATGTAGTACCAGCTGTGAACATCAAGTCTTCGTTAGGACGGTAAGCAATACCTACTGCACCTGCATTAGCATTGTGGAAATGACCATAACCAGCCATGATGTCCAATTTATGATCTGGATCGAAGTCCAATGGATGTAAGCCAGCTAATGCCGCAGTACCAGCAATACCTTTACGAGCTTCTTCTTGGTTAGCACGAACTACATTACCTAATTTGCTAGCATTGCTATTAACTTGATCAATAGCACTAGTTAATTGGCTAACGTTAACTGCATCAGTACCATTTTGACCAGCTGCTACATTAGTGATTGTTTTATTACCAGCATTGATACCATCATTGTTGATAACTACACCACCATTGAATTTAGCAGAGTCAAGACCTTTTAGATCTTTATTAAGATCGAATTTAACTACACCATTAGCTGCTACAGAAGCTGTAGTATTGTTGCCATTAGTGAAGTCAAGACCTGCAGCAAGATTAGTTGTATTAGCTGCACCGCCATTAGCTTTGTAAGTTAATGGAGTTACTTTAGCTGCATTACCACCATTGTATGTAGTAGTAACTACATCAGCACCATTTTCATTCACTTGACGAGTTACTTTGATAACATCATCGCCTTTGAATGTAACAGCATCTTTAGCAATATTACGTACAGTATTTTTACTTACATATACACCGTATTGTGCATTTGCATCACCAGTAGATTTACCGTTAGTTACACGAACTGCAGCGATATTATCTACTTGGTTATCTGCAACCACAGATTCAACTGCTTTATTAGCTGCTACTACAGAATTCAATTGATCAACGTTAACTGCATCAGTACCAGCTGTACCAGTAGCTACGTTATGGATTTGGTTACCAGCTACATCTACATTTGTAGTTGTGAAGGAAACTGTACCATTAGCTCCAGAAGCTGTCATGCCGTCAATACCATAGGATGCTGTATCCAATGTATTGCGGTTTTCGATTGTAACGCCATTAGCATCGTGTTTAGTATCAACGTCGCCATCGAATGCAATCAAACCATCTTTAGTTACAACTGCATGTTTAGGATCAGTGTTTTTACCAAATGCTACAGAATTCATATCTGTAAGATCTTTCTTAACAGATACAGTGTATTCTTTACCACCAGCTGCATTTGTACCTTCAGATACAGCTACATTATCACCAGCTACAACTGTAGTGTGTTTCTTAGCTTCAGCCATTGCATTATTGATTGCTGTTTTATGGTTAGCTAAAGTGCCTTCAACTGCAGTGTTAACTTGGTTTTGAGCATCGGCTAAATCTTCAACGTCTTTACGAAGACCATTCAATTGAGCTACGTTAACTGCATCAGTATCTGCTACACCAGCTTTTACATTGTTAATGATTTGATCGCCAGCGCTGATACCATCAGTACCAAATTTAACGTTCTTGCCATTAGAATTGATGTTGATGCCATCCATATTATATTCTGCTGTATCAAGATTATCAGTGTTTTCAATTTTGATGCCATTAGGACCATAGTTAGTATTCACATCGCCATTGAATACATGCATACCGTCTTTGGTTACAAAGTTACGTTGTGGGTCATTAACTGTATTGAATTGAACAGAGTTCATATTAGTTAAATCACGATTAACGTTAACTTTGTATTCTTTACGCCCAAAAGCGTTGTCTTGAGATGTAACTGTTGTATTAGTTCCATCTACAAGAGTATTGTGTTTTTGTGCCTCCAATGCAACGTCGTACAATTGGGAGCCATTAATACCATCAGTAGAAGTTGCAGATACTCGACCAGCTGCTAAGTTTTGCAATTGACGAGTATAGCTAGTCACACCGCCAGCACCAGCACGACCATTTGTACCAAAGCTTACAACACTATCAGGAGTGCTACCAGCATATGTAGAATTGCTGAAGCGAATATCAGAAGTATTGTCTTTGATATTAGTAGTACCAACAGCCAATTCCGTTACAGAATTAGTGCCAACTGCGACGCCATTTTGTACATCGGCGATAGTGTTGTTACCTAATGCTAATGCATCAACCGCTGTAGCACTTGCATGAGAACCAACTACAGTAGAGCCTTGACCTTTGGTCTGAGAATTAGAACCAAAGATTAATTGCTCTTTACTGTTATCAAGAACTTTATTATTGTAACCATAAACTGCAGATTGATCCGCACCAATAATACCATTGTTTGCACCTACTACTGTAGTGTCATCGCCATTTACAGTTGTATCACGACCAACAACAATAGAAGATACGCCTGTAGCTGATACGTTTGTACCAACGTTTACAGTTTTAACTCCATCTGCATGGATGCCATTACCAATAGCTACTGAAGACTCACCATTGGAGATTACACCATTACCAATAGCAATAGTGTCTTGAACTTTAGTTTCAACTCCATTACCGATACCAATAGTATTGAAGTCAGTAGCAACTCCATTACCGATGCCAATGCTATTGCTAAGGTTATTAACAACGTTGTTACCGATACCGATACTATTAGTATCGTTAGTAGTAACTGCAGTACCAACAGCAACACTATCTTTACTCTTAGTATTAACTACAGTACCGATAGCTACATTGTTATCAGCCTGAGCCTTAATATGGGAACCAAGAGCAACAGAATCTTTTCCGTCTGTTTTAGTAGTAGCACCAATAGCAAGTGCATTATTATTACTAGCATATGCTCCATTACCGATAGCAACAGTGTTAGTTCCAATAGTTCGTGCCTGAGCCCCAATGGCATAAGTATTTTTTGTTAATGCTTGTGCAGAAGAACCAATAGCTAAGCTGGCATAGCCCTTCGCCTCAGAGCTTTCGCCTCCGGCAATACTATTTATGCCAGTGGCTTTATTGTTATGCCCATAAGCAAAGGAGTTTGCACCACTTACAGTATTTTCAAAACCAACAGCAAATGCTGATGTGCCTGTTGATGTAATGGCATTATCTTTGCCATAGGATTCGGCACCATATGCTACTGCATTTGGATCAACTGTGTTGTTAACCCCAGCTGCAAACCCAGATGCTGCCATTGCACTCAATACTAAAGTTGTTAAAATTGCCTTACCATTTTTCTTGTTCATAATGAACCTCCTAAATAAAATTAAAATACACTATATTATAAACCACTGCCTATTCGTTTTCACAATGAATAGGCAATGTTATAACCATTAATTCACATCAATAATATATGACTATTTTTTATTTTGATTATCTAAACTTAGAACCAATGGAACTTTAGATCTACGCATATCGATTATCTTACTTTCATCACGTCTGAAGAAAGTTTCTTTATGCCATGCATATGTACGTTTAGTTCCATCAATATCATAATACTGCTTAGTAGCTGTCGCTTCTATATGGAAATCTTTTTTCCTAAGCAATGGGAATTTCTCACGTCCATTCATACTATTGCTATGGATATGACAAATTATAAAGCGGGTAGCATACTTAGTAAAGGAACTAAATGTCTTAGCTCCTCCTACAACGTATGCTTGTTTTACATCAGTATCTTCTAAGTATTGAATGATCTCCTCAGGAGAATGCATTACTTTTACTTTTGGATTACTAACTCTATAATCTTTGTTTGTACTCAAAACTATATAGTTGCGATGGTTCAATAGACTAGATTGTTTCTCAAAGGTCTCTCTTCCCATGATTACTGTACAACCTAGCGTAATATTACGCATTTCTACTTCAAACTTTGGCACTGTTAAAATCTTCTCTCCCATTGAATTAACTAGATGCCGTGAATTGTCATAAGTTGCTATGAGAGTTAATAGCATAACTTTCCCTGATCTTTCTTTCTTAAACTACTAAACTGCTACTTCTGCTTTGATTTTAGGACCTGGAGTATATCCTTCTAAACTAAAGTCTTCAATCTTAAAATCATAGAAGTCTTTCACCTCTGGATTTAGAACTAGTTGAGGTTTACATTCTCTATTAGTTTTAATAGTATCTGTAAGATCATTTAGATCTACTAATCCTAGTTGTTGCTGCATTTGAGGTATATGATTCTCATAGATATGAGCATCATTAATACATACAGTCAACTGCCCAGGTTTATATCCTGTAATCTGAGCGATCATATGAACTAAGACTGCATACTGGGTAACGTTGAATGGTTGACCTAAGAACCAATCATTGCTACGAATAGTTAGCATACAATTTAATCTACCATGATTAATATTCCAAAGTGTTTGGAATGCACAAGGCTGCAATGCCATATCTGGTAAGTCTTCGATATTCCAAAGAGTTACAACCATACGGCGATTTGTTGGATCTTCTTTGATGGTCTTAATGAGATTATCAACTTGCTTATACTTAGCTAATTGATATCCATAAGCTTTACCAATAGTACCATCTTCTTGCATCCATTCATCCCAGATATGTACATTCATATCCTGGAGTTTACGAACGTCATTAGATTGCATTTGCCAGATCCATAATAGCTCTTTAATAGCTGTTTTGAATCCAACAAATTTAGAAGCTAAGATAGGAAATCCATCTTCTTCTAAATCAATAGTAATACATACATGAGGTAATGAGATAGCTCTAATACCAGTACGGTTATCTCGCATCTCACCTTCACTCAATATCTTATTGGCAATACTAAGATAGTAATAATCATACTTAGTTAATCTGTCGGTTGGTATCATCGTTTTCCTCCAATCTTATCCATAATATATCTAAGTAATAAGAAAGTACCCATAATAAGATCATAAAAAATAAAGATCTCAATAAGATCTGTAGTCATTTCTACATGTCTTCCAATGAGACCTTCAAATAAAAATAAAGGAATTAGCAACACCCAAGGTGCTGCTAATATTCCTATAAAGCTAGTAACGAAAATCATTATACTACCTTCTACTATGATACATTTGCCAGCATAATAAAAATACTGATATAGCTGCTGACACAATAGCTATACCAGATATGAATGAAAATATAATATCAGTATATCTAAGTGATTGATCTGCGATCAATGCAAATAAGATAACTAATCCTAATAACTTTAATGAGCATTTATCTCTCTTACTCATCATTAAACTATACCTCCTATTATATTGTCAGATTACTTGTTATTTCTAATATGAATAACAAGATAAGATTGTACAATAGCTAGGATAATTAATGCAATATTAATCATCATCATACCATACGATACTTTCAAATTGTAACCATCCATGATATTTACTACACTAGGATACATTCCGATTACATTCAGTGCAATAACAATCACGGATGCCATTAATACAAATACTTCAGTTTTCATCTTTTGTTTCCTCCTTGTGGAAAATATATAAACTATAATTCACCTTTATAATATATAACTTACAAAAAAATTAAAAAAAATAAAAGACTAGAGTTTTTACACTCTAGTCTTTCTTACTTTGCGACGACGTGGCTTTGGATTTGCCACAAGGTCAAACAAACATTCGAATGCTAATAATCCGGATATAGCTGCAATACCATAACATGCAGCCATAGGGAATATTACCCCAATGCTATATTGGTAGGTTACATCTAGCCAATGACCTGTTAAGCCAGATACTGCTGCAACGATTGCGAAAATGATTGTTTCTTTCATGATATGTACCTCCTAATTAATATAACTATATCATATCACCTTAATAATATATAGCTATAGTATTAAAGATTTACAAAAAAAGAAAATGGACTAGTCTACGAGAGACTAGTCCTTCTTTTATTAATCTTGAATAATCATAGTTACAATTAAACCGATTGCTGCTGTAGATGCAATAATCTCTAAAGCTTGAGCTACTATATATGCACTTGCGAAATCATACATAATAGGACCTCCATTAATCGTCTATTTCACCTAAAATTTTATCTAATTTTGATTCGATAAAGGTTGCATTCTTATCACTTAAATGATATTTACCAGTTCTATAATCCATTAATAAGCTAAATAATCCTAATGCATGCTCTTTACAACTATTGCATATAATTTTACTATCTGGCTTTTCGCAGCAAGTGCAGAATTTATATAAATTATTTTCAACAATGTATGCAAGAATTTGAGCTTTAGTATTTTCTATTAATGGAAATTCCATCCAAGTTTCAATAGAATTGAATGGTTTATTATAAGATTCTACCATTTCTTTATAATACGGTATATGGCATCCTCTTGAATCTGTATCAAGAGATCCTCCTAGTACGATATTAATATTAGCTCCTCCAATAAAAGGTACTACTGTATTAATTGCACTTATAAAGATTAAATCATATGAGTTAATCGTATAATTATATGATACCAGATCTGGTATTGTATGAGAGAATCTAATAAGCTTAATATTAGATTTACCTTTATATTTTTTATTTAGGTGACTTATAAACTTCTTAGTATACTTCTGCTCTAGTTTAAGTTTACCATCATCTAAAAAATCACTAGATACATTTAAAGCATATACTGTAATAATCTTATTTTCTCTATTACTAGCTGCTTTAAGTGCCATATTTAAAATAGCAGTAGAATCAAATCCACCAGAGTATAATACTATAAGATTAACTGTTTTATCTTTGGGGAATCCTACTAAGGTATCCCCCTCAAATTTTATTCTTGTCTTCATTACATATTCCTCGATGATATTATCTAACTAATACTGGACGAGCAGCCATATCAATCACTGTAGTATCAGCATCATATTCCATATTATGACTAATAAGGAAACATTGCTCACATCCTACCATGGATATAAGTTGCTTTAATAAACCAATGAATTGAATACGATTCTCTGTATCAAGACCACCATCAATTTCATCTAACTTTAAGATATTATAATCAGTAGATGAGTTAGATAGAATAGCAAATGATAGTATCATACTAATCATACAGATTTGACTTGTACTCATAGATGAGATATCATCATTCACTAATCCATTACCAAGACATGGTATTCTAAATTCAGCTTCATTAATAACGAATGGCTGTATAATGAATTGACCATTGAATATTAGACTTAGTAATTCATTAGCCTTCAAAATAATATTTCCCATATACGTTCTCATAAACACTGTCTGGATGCCCGTAGTTGGGCTTAAATAGTAACGTATAGTTTCGAGAATCGAGAAATTCTTGTTATACAGGTCTAGGTCCCTGATGTAGTCTTCTAATAACGTTTTACTAGATGCTATCTTATCTCTTTCACTAAGAATAGCATTTAAGTCATTATTTAATCTATCAGCTCTAGACTTAGCTTCATCCATTCTAGACTCAAGATCTTTAACCTTAAAGGCAATATCAGATAAAGAATTGATTTGTCCTTGGAGTTCATTGTTTCTCTCTTCAAGTCCAATACACTCATCTACTAAAGACTTACATTTAGTATACACTTCTGTCTTAAACTCTGCTAGAGATATATTAGTTGTAGTCTCACTGATGCCATCTTGCTCTGCAGTCAACTGATTGTCAATAGTAGCTAGTTTATCTTTCAACGAAGCGATGTCAGAATCTAATTCATCGATTAGAGCCTTATTTGCTTCATACTTCGCCGCTGGTTCTTTTAATGATTCAATGATTTCCTCATAGTTAGATTTCGTAGTAATAATATTAAAGATACCACGAATCTGATTGAAATCGATCATTAATTTTTCCATATGGTCTAAAGAAGCTAGTAGTTGGTATGGGTCGATGATATAATTAACAGGACTCTTTTCTAATAGCTTTCTGAAAGATAATACCATACCATGAAGATTAGTAAATCTCTTATTGAAGTCGTAAAGTTCTCTATAAGACTCAATATCTTTCTCTAAAGACTTCAAAAGTTTATTTGATTCATCAATCTCTTTATTGATATCATTGATGCGTTTCTCTGGATGCTTAGATGATGCTTCAATTGCTTCTTTAACAAATGAGCAATCATCTATCTTACAATCTTTAGGTCTTAACGCTAAAGATTTAGCTTTATCGAATAGAATCTCGTATGCTAATATTTCAGATTCTAATTCAGTTACAGTTCTAGATACTTCATTATAAGTACGAGTCAATTCAATAGTTTGATCTACATACTTACCATCATTATCTAGTGTAGTCTTAACGAAATCATATTTCTCTTTCTTAGTGGTAGCATCTAAACCATTATAAAGACTATCTAACACTGGGACGATCATTTCCATAGCATTGACTAATGCCTCCGCTTCAGAAAGGTTCTTAATAGAAGAATTTAAACCATTGATATCATTCTCAAGATCAGTTATCTTAGCTTTAGTTTCTTTATATAGAGTCAAATCAGAATCACTGAATCCACCATCTAATAAAGTACCACGTTTAGTTATCTTAGTTTGTAAAGAATTAAACGTTTCATCTTTCTCTCTAGATATATTCTCAATCTTGACTTTAGCTACAGCTTCTTCAGATTTCCATTTGGATATATCTTTATCGAAAGTATGTAGACTTCTATCAATAATATCTTTTAGTTCATTTAGATCTTCACTAGATAATTCTCCTTTAGAAAGATTAATAACTTGGGATTTGGATGCTCTAATATAATCTAGATTCTCTCGTATCTCTTCGTTAATCTTATAGAATTCTTCAAGATTATTATCTCTAGTTAAGATACCAATCTCTGCATCAATTTTAGATGCTTCGATAACTGCTTTATCTCTTTCTCTAGATACATCTTCAACTTGTCTTGAGATATTATTATATCTAGCATTCAATTCTTCTATATTACCGATTTGATTAATCTTAGAAGAGATTGTACTAATAAGATTCTTGAACGTAGAATACTTCTTGGTAATGACTTTATACATGTTGTTGTATACTTCAATGCCATTAATAATACTATTAACGAACTTCTTACGTTCTGCAGGTTTCTTATCGGCTAACCCTCTATCTTCAGAAGATAGCTGAGATAGTGTAAGGAAGTTAGCATCTAAATTAAATAAATCAAATATGATGTCTTTACCAGAAGTCACGTTCCAAGTAGGATTCAACTCAACACGGTTCATTCCTTTATATACTTGCATCTTAACTTGACCTCTAGATCCATCAGTCTTTACTGGATGAACGTATAAGATTTCATATACTTCACCATTGTAAAGATATCTTAAAGTTTTCTTACCCTCCAACCCAGGAATGATAGCAGTGTTATCATCTTGGAGTGGAGATAAAGCTTTTAATAATGTGGACTTACCCGAACCATTGGAGCCACGAATGATGACGATATTAGAGGTAGACTGTGATAAGTCTACCTCTAAGATATTATCACCACGACCATTGTAAATACCTATGTAGTTTTCAAGTCGGATTGATAATAGTTTCATTACAATTTACCTACAATTTTTTAATAATGAAGTCCCGAGTAGTGGGACCAGATGCTAATATAACTTGATCACCGATCTTTACTTGATCATATGATCTTCCAGTTACATTAACAAAGAATTCACCATTGAGTTCTACCAGATATACCGATCTTTCGTTATGGATTAACTTAAGATAGTCATCTGTCTCATCAATAATCATACTGCGTTTATCAGTTATTATATAGAGTGGTGATTCAGATAAATGATCTTTATACAAGACTCTAGCTACCATCCACAGTAATGATATAATAATGATAATAAAAAGTGCCGTTATCGCTAAAGTTACATTCATTACGTATAATATCCCCTCTCCATAACAAATTATACATAAAGTATTAACTTGTTTGACGTAGATTACTATTTTACTTTTATAGATTTATAGATAATAAATAGTAAGACTACTGACATTATGGACATTATATAATCGTGAGTAAGCTCTTGTCCACTCATAACTTTGTAGACAATACTACCTACGATGACTAATGCCAATAAAAGATCAAAAGCCGTCATAAATTTACCTTTTTTTGTTATTGTCATTAGATAAGACACATAACACTGTTAACAAAATTAATCCGACATTAACAATGAAGCTAATGTTAGAAATAATAGTTAGCATTCCTGCTGCAATTAAGATTGCTATTGTTAGTTCAATCATACCTTATCACTCTCCCATATACTTTTCAAGTATGTGTAAGAGTGCCTTAGATATCTTATAACCAATCACAATAATCAATGCTGTCAAGATCACCGAAGTGGCATAAATAAAGATTAATACACGACCTTCGGGGGCTTGAAGCATATCATGTACAATGTAACCGAAACAAGCAATATAAATAATAGCACCTATGACATATAGTAGATTATTCTTTGAAATCATAAGTAAATTCTCCTTTCATTTATTATTGCTTTGTTCAAGGTTACACGTTAATCTTCTCCATTGTAGGGTATGGTAAACCCCATCTCCAATCAATAGAGAATGATTTACCACAATCGTTACATTTGAATTTATACAGTTGGTATCTATTCAAATTATCTAACACTTGCTCTGGATCTTTACTAAATGCTAGTATAATATTAGCATAGCTAACTGGTTTACCATTAGCAGTATATAGATCAAAGTTCTTTGAATAACACTTAGGGCAAGTACAGTTATCAATAACTGCTTCTTTCATATATCTCACCGCCTTAAAAAATAAAACCCTCTAGGATTATGTATCCTAGAGGGTAATATATTATTTCTTATCCATTCCTTCAATAGCTTTCTTGATTTGGTCTTCAATATCAGATTCTAATTGAAGTTTACGTTCTTTTTCTTCTTCTGGATCTACTTCTTTGATACCATATTTTTCAATACAGTCATCAATAGTTTTGTAGATAATATCCATAGTAGTTTCCAAAAGTTCTTTAGGCATACCGAATAGTAAATCGATTTGTTGTTCTAGACGTGGTTCGAACTCAAGTAATTGAGTGAATACGATCTTTTCGTATTTACTTTCAGCATCAACTTCCATAGTTGCATTATTGAAGTAGTTAGCATCGATGAATGCATTACGTAATTCAATATTTTCATCATGTTGATGCTCGAATGCTTCTTCAATAGTAGCTAAGAATCCTTTAAGACTGAATTCTGGTTCAATACCAGCCTTAATAAGATTATTAGTATATCGTGGATAATAATATAACTTTGCAAAGATGTTGTTGTTATCTACTTCCATGATAGCTAATACTCTAGAAACAAATCCATGTACATTTGGTACATTGAATTTACTCATAACTACTTGGCTTAAGATATCAGTAGATTTAGCAAGATTGAAGTCGATGAAAGTTTTAACTTTCTCTAGACCTAGGTTATGATAAACTACATCGATATATGTAAGAACTGAATATAGATGGGATTGTGTAGATTCTCCACCACATAACCATTTAAAGAATGTAGCGAAGAAAGAGTAAATACCATTATAGTCTTTCTTAGCAACTAACTTAACGAATACATTAAAGTTAATCAATAATGTATACATAGAATCAGATTCACGATTCACAGCTACACTGAATGGGTTATCAGTTAAGTATTCAGGTTCAATATCTTCATTGTATACCAAGATGATATTTTTACCACGAATATTTAACTTACGACCAAATGTATGAGTAGTAACAATGATTCCTGGGTCAGATGCAATAAGTTCATCATACTTGATGAAATAACTTTCATTATGGTCATTGAGAAGATTATAGTCTGGAGAAATACTTTCTAGTTTATCCCAATATAAAGAATTTGTATCAAGAAGCTTAACTAGATAGTGACCAAAATTATGAATATCAGTGTTTGCTTGTCCTACTTGCATAGAATCCTCCTATTTAGTTTTAGTATAAATAATACGGCGAATATCGCCCTCAGCAACTTTAATTGAATCGGAGTATTTAGCTTGACTCATGTCAAGAAGAATATCAGTGTATTCTTTCTTGACACCGCCAACTACTACTTTACCGAATTCAATATCTTTACCGAGTTTATTATAGCGTTCTTTAAGTGCTTCCATTTGAGTTCTGGAGAACACGAAATATCTGTAGTAGATATCAGCCATCTTAAACCTCCTCAAAGTATATTGAACAGCTGTCTTCCATGTTAATTAAAGCTGGACGAAGTTGTTTCTCAAATGCTCGAGTCCTAGCAACTTTAGCGATTGTTTGACCAAGTAATTGGGCATCGAATGCTACTGCTTCTGGATCTCTAGTATCTGTTAATTCTAATCCAGCATCATCTGCTAACATGATTGCAGATGTATAACCTTTCTCTTCACGGTATATATTAAGCATCTTACTGAAGTTATCATCCCATACATTAGGTTCTTCTTCATTAGTGAAAGAATTCCATTCATATACACCATAGTTGAGTGGACATAACATCCCACCTACACCAGGATCTGATGCGGAGGATGTATTTAAATCGATAATCCCTAAATGAGATGGATCGATTGCACGTACATTACGTGCTACATTCTTACTATTAGATTCCCCAGGACCAGATGGACCTTTAATGGTGTACTTTAATTGTAAGAATGAGTCTCTATCGTTAACCATATTACGGAAACCTTTTAAGTTAGACTTCTGTAATTCAGCAATCAAAGCCATTGGTGGTGTATTCAATTGCTGTTTGATACGATAAGCTTCCATGTTAGGATCATGCTTCTCTGGTAAACGTCTAAGCTTAACATTGATAAGCATGATATACATAGCTGCAATATATTCAGACCATCTAATCCGTTTAGAGGAAGCATCTAAGTTATTCTTCAAACGAATTGAAGAGAACTCACACGCCATCCATTTCAATACAGAATAAATATCTTCTTTGATATGGTCAGGTAAACGCAAACGTTTCTTAGTTGGAATATCATAAGAGTTTTCCAAAGATTCAATGATTGCATTACCTTTAGTAAATACTGAAGTTTCAGAAGATACAAAGTTATAACCTAATTTACATACCCAGAATTCTGTAGTATATAACTGATCCATTGTAGTCTTCTTAGTTGCATATAAGCTTATAGCTTTAGCAAATGATGCAATGAAAGATTGTAAGATACGATCATTATCTACAAAGGTTTTCACTGCAGAGATATAGAACGGGCTCTTCATATGGCTATTGGCAATCGCAAAAGTATAATACTCTGGATCATCAATATCATGATCAGAGATCTTGATTATATCCTCAAAGTTAAACTTGCTTAAAGTTTCATACCATCCGAATCTAGCTAAGTAGTATTCGAATAGTGTAACCTTATGGTCAAACAAGTATACACTAAACATAGCCATGCGTAAGATCTTCTCTTTAGTTGTATTTAAATCAACGAAGTTACGAAGCATCTTAACTGCATTGGAGTTTGTCTTAAGTGTAATAGATTGAGTCTTAGCAGCTGCAGCCGTAGTATTATTATAAGTACTACCATCCACTAGCTGGAATAATGGGAAATAGTCATTACCATTCAAATGGATATATGCCCCATCAATAACTCTTGGGATCGCAATAAGTACATCAAAAGTATCCTCATCTTTAGTACAAGCTACATGATAAGTTACTTTCAATATCTTAAGGTCAGAATCTTTAATAGATATAGATGGAGTTTCATCACCGATAAGTAACTTCTGCACTTCAGTGTAATCATCTATAACTTCAAATCCTAATACTTTAATAGTATAGAATTTATTTCTTTCACATGAAAGAATAACATCCTTCAAGTCTTCAATGATATCATCATCAGACTTAGTGAAGAATTTGTCATTGAACTTAGGTCTATTTTTATCGTTATATTCTGCGATAAACTTAGCTTGTGTGTTCATTGTCACCCTCCCCAATATTGGTGATCTTAACTTTAATTTGTGACCCAATTGG